CGTAATATGTATATTTATAAACAAGCAAGTTGATATTTATTCACTTGCGAAACTTCAGTTACGGATTTTCAGCTTAAGCACGATTTCTTTAGAGCGTTGCAAGCAGATGATAATATAGTCCGTGTCAACATCTTAGGATATGACAAGAACCAAGTAATGTATTCAAGCGATATAACATTCAAGAAAATGGTATCGGTTATTTCATACGAAATTGCTATGTATACAGTTAATGCGGTAGTTCCATATTGCTCTACTGATAATATTGATGATACTTTTGTTGATGCTGCAAAAAGCACCGAGAGTATAGAGTTTCTCAAAGACAAATCTAATTGGCTGATTATTGGGAACGATGATCTGGCTGATAAATTTGGGGTTGACAATATAACAATGGAGGATTTCGTCAATGGAGAACTTGGAGAATATTCTGAAGGAGCTAAGACAGCAGAAAAGAGATAAACATATTAAACCGGAAATCTTGACCTTAGCAACCATAAAGAACAGGTACGGAAAAGACCCGTTACCTGAGTTGCGTAATTTATGGGCAAAAGGACTGGTTAAGAATTGTAGAACTTTAAATGATTTAGGCTTTATATACAATGGATAAGGAGTTAATAAAGAAGTTAGTAGCACAAGGCAAGGCTTATGTACTTGACTTGCGAGGTGGTCGTGTTCCTTATAAGGAAGGTAATGCTGCGGCAGTTGATTTTTACTGTCCACAAGATGTGGTATTGAATATGCCTTGGGTGAAAATGGGAAGAGGTCACATAAATCTGCATTTAGGCGTGGAACTTCCTAAAGATGTTGGCTTGGATATTCGTTCACGTTCCGGCTTTACTGACAAAGGTATGCAAGTTGATGTGGCCTTTATTGGCAAGAACGAAACACAAGTTGGTTACATGACTAATGTTAGAGCGGATATTGATATTTGTCTAGGTCTGGTCGATGAAGACTATAGGGACAATATTGGTGCGCTTTATAGAGTTAATTCCGACCGTTATATGCCGACAAAGGATAGCAAATTTAAACTAGATTCAGATTACGAATATTATGTTTTCGTAGTCAAGAAAGGTACTCGTATTTGTCAGGGGGCATTCCGCAAGGTAGAAAATCCAGATTGCATACTTGGAGAGTTGAATATGGAAAATAATCGTGGAGGAGGATACGGACATGGTGGAGCAAAATAACAATGGGTGTTGCGAATATGCTAACAAGTATATCTTTGAGATTAGACATTTGGCAGACATGATTGAATGCAAGGATAATGCCACTTTCGTTTCATCTCTAAGGGAGGACTTCGGAAAGCTCGGATTATTTTCAAGCGCAGCCAATTTCCTTCGTCTTATGTATGAGATTCGAGCATCTTCTGAAGACAAAGAAACCTTACGAAATCATATCAGCGTAATGGCGATGGAAGCCTTGCTTACGCTCTCTTGGTATATTGTTTCTGATTATAACGACATCATCGGGTCACAAATCGAGCTTTTCAAAACCAAGAATAAGCGGTATGGAAACGCTTTCTCGGAATGTTTCTCTAAGGATGGTTATCCGTATGCATTCGGTCATTTGCAAGAGAAGATTAATCGTATTTGCTCTTTGCTTACTTTGAACGAGGATGCTAAAGAAGAGCCTATTCTTGACAGCTATAAAGACTTGTTGGGATATTGCATTTTAACTCTAATAGAAATAAAATGAGATACCGAATAACAAGAATAGAAAAAGTTATCAATGGGCAGAGTTCGTACGAGCACTGCTCGTTGATAGTTTCCGACATAGAAATGTTTAGAAAACAAATAGATGCAGACGAGGTTAACTTCGTCTATGAAATGTTGAACTAAAAACAGAAAAGAATGAAAGAACCAGACATTGAAATGAATCTAAAGAAAATCATGGAACGCATAAAATGGATTAGAGAAACTAAGGCCATCTTATCCAAGGAAGAAATAAGTCTTTCCATTCCATTGATGCAAGATTTATCGCAAGTAGGCAATATTTACGATAAATTTATGAGCTATCATGCCGGAAGAAATTCCACAATGGTACGCAAGCAATTTATCTTTGTTATTCTTTACCTTTATTCTCCTAGTGCCCTAGGCGGTTCTAAGATGAGAAGAGGGTTAAGAGAAAAAATCGCTAAGGTTTTGGGGTGTACATGTTCTAATGTGAGCCATGATTACAAAAATATCAGTTTCTATTATGTTACTTATCGAAGTTTCCGTAATGACGTGAATGAGATATTGGATAAGCTATTAATAGATTTGGGTTTAAAAGAGATAGGGGAAGAATAGATTCCCCTACCCTTTTTAAAGCAATCGCAACTCTTGTTTAATACCAAGCTTTTTTGACTCTTTATTAAAGAATTCTACTTTACGTTTTACTTTTTCTTTAAACTGCTCGAACAATGCAATTAAAGCTTCTTGCTCGGTATCAAAAAGTGATTCCTCTCTAATTGTATGCTGTTTAGTTCGTTCACAATAGTCGGGCTTGTATTTGTAATCTATCCACCATCCAGAAGGGTTAAGCTCATTTCCCTCGAACCAAGATACGTTGCAGCATCCCTTTATAATGCAACGTTGCGGATGTTCAAACCAACTATCTATATACCAAGCTATATCACCATTCTTATATTTTGGAATGGGTCTTTCCTCTTTGTTCGTATACTTATATTTTCCCATATTCAAGTTTTTTATTACTTATAGAAATCCCTATTATAAATACCAGAAAGCTTTTGCATATCTTCCTCTGTTATGAAGTATTTGTAGTTTAACTGATATTGAATATAGTCTTCATACTCCACATCCTCACATGGGAACAGCTTTCCGTTATCAATTCGTTTGAATATTATATTATAATCTGTCCTCACTCCCTTATTAATAATTGAGAAGTGACTTCCTACAGACTCTCGTTTATCTATTACTTCATACCAAAAAGTTTTACCTTTATGAGAATTATCATCAATAACCATATAAACAATAACTCCTATTATAAAAAGAACAAATAAAAGCTTAAAAAAATAGTTGTCTTTTTCCATATTACTAATGTTTTACTACTTCCAAATACTTTAATTTTGCGAATCTGTATGATACATATACTATATCTACATTCACATCTGTATTAAAGGCAAGAATACATCCTTTGTCATCATAGAACCCAAGGATAATATACTTTTCTTCTACATACCCTGCAACGTATGCACCAATATCATTACCTTTATAAAGAACAGGCTCTCCACGATACGCATTAAAAAAATCTTTATTTGTCATACGCTATTACTATTTTAGTTCATCAAAATCAAGCCACTCTATCTTATCATAGCATTCATACAGAACTTCAATACGCTGTGTTCCGTCTCCTCTTGTGACAACCCATATATCGTCACTCATTGCTCCATAATGAAAAGCCGTAGGATTTACGCCACCTCCACTATATCGGAACATCACCCACTTTTTTAATGGTGGCTTATCTTCTTTTAGGTCGTGCCATAATGATGCAGCATTCACGTAAGGAACGTTTTCTGTATCACAATCAGTAACACCAACCTTTTCTGTACTGAACGTTACTCCGTTCAGCTCATTGTAATCTACCTCATCTTCATTGCTACAGATGTTGAGGTAAATCTTCTTTGGTAAATTCTTTACTTTCATATCACTTAAATTTAATGATAAAAAACTCAGTATCAAGCCACTTGTCGGGGCATAAGCCTCTTTTAGGCTTGCCGATGGTGATACTCTCAATCTCCTTCTCAATTCGTGGACTATCCTCGCGGTAGCCGTTGATGAAGAGAACGTGGGTATATTGTTTTAACACAATTCTCTGCGCGCCAATATATTTTTTAAGTAAATCCGTTCGCCCTGCCAAACCCGAAGCTAAATACCGCACATCAACGATATTGCTATTATTTTGAAATAATCGTGCTACCCAATACGGCTTAATTTCACGATACTCCTCTGTCTTTTCGCCAGCATAAATCATATCAAACCACTGCTTCTTGACGGACAGATGCAATACTTTCTTTTTCATACTTATATCTTATATCTATTAAACTGATTTATAATCTTTTTAATTTCACTATCACGAAGGTGTAGAAAAGGCTTAAAAGAAGGCTTTCTATATACCTTGTTTCCTATCAAAATATCGGAATCATCCATCCATTGCCAAAGATACGGTGGACGGCTATCCAAACGAGGGTCGTCAACACGATTATTGTAAGACTCTTCGCAAGATTTCCAAAACTTATTAAGTGCAATCGCATACACAGAGACAAGTGCCAACCTGCTTAATCTCTCGAATTGTTCTGCGAATAGCAGTGGTCTGAAATCGCATACACATGGAACGTTCTTCATCATTCCACCTCCTCCCAGTCGGTTGCGAGAATATCATCAGAATCTTTGAAAACACAAGGAAAGAATTTTTCATCGCATACAGCTATGATAGTCTTAGAGACAATATAGATATAAGCTCCACATTCTTCCCAAATTACCCTTCTCACTTTCTTTCCTTCCTTCATTCTTCTCAGAGCCTCCGAGAAGTCAAATGTTTCCTTGCTCATTATAATTTTGCTTTAAAGTTGTAAATTGGTTTAATGACATCTATCACATTAACCGTAGGTTTTATTAGCTCAACAATCTCTTCTGTTGATTTATATGCCATAGGTGCTTCGTCAATCGTCTCTTCGCATACAGAACTAGAATAGATGCCATTCATTTCATTCTTGTAAGAATCCATAGATAACTCTTTCTTCGCTTGCGTACGAGACATCAATCTACCTGCTCCATGTGGGGCTGAGCATAACCATTCCTTGTTTCCTTTACCTTTACAGATAAGAGAACCGTCACGCATATTCATAGGAATAATGACAATCTCGTCTTTCTTTGCACTGATAGCTCCTTTTCGCAATATGCCCTTGTCTGTATCTATATAGTTGTGAATGGTTGTAAAAGAATGCTTGTCTGAATTTGGGTCAATATCCACACCTAGAGCATTGACGAGTCTGTTAGCTATAATTCTTCTATTATGCTCGGCATACTTCTGAACTATACGCATATCATTTAAGTAATCATCAAGCAAATCGCCCTCCAAGTAAGAAAGTTCCTTGCTAATATTTCTAGTACCTAACAACTTGATAGCACTCTGTATTTCCTTTTCTCTTCCTTCGCTTTTCAACTTGGCAATAACCTCAGACTTATCAGCTATTTTCTTACGACAATACTCGTAGGCAAGTTTTTGGTAATAGTTGCATACCCTAACACCAAGGTTTCTACTTCCTGTATGTATCACAAGAAACTTCTCTCCTTCTTCATTTGCATCTAACTCAATAAAGTGATTGCCACCGCCAAGACTTCCAACAGAACGATATACTATTTCCATACTGGCAATACAATCCCAAGCACGGAATTTGCCAAACATACAACCATCAACCAATCCGTTTATGTAGGCTGATACTTCTTCCTCGTTGACATTAAAACCAGACGGAATCAACTTATTGACTGCTTCATCAAATTTCTGTAAGTCAATATCAACTTTACCAAGTCTTACGACTTTCATGCCGCAGCCTATATCTACTCCAACAGTGTTAGGAACTACTCTGTTATCAAGCTCTATTACCGTGCCAATAGTGCATCCTTTACCTGCATGGCAATCTGGCATTATTCTTATTTTACAACTATTGTAAGCCTCGCTATTAGATAGGGTTTCTATCTGTTTGATAGCTTCATCTTCTATTGTCTTTGCGAAAATCTTTGTAAACTCATTCATATCTTGTTCGTCTAAAATTATTCGTTTCTCCATACACTATTTTTCCTTTCCGTAATACTTTTCTGATAAGCCATTGAATCGCTCATAGTTCGGCAGTTTTGGAGAGATTTCAAATTTCATAGTTGTAACATCATATCCTCTATCAGTCATTTCTTTGACAAACTCTTTGGTGAAGACCTTATCGAAGAGATAATGAGCATCTGTTTGTGTCATAAACCCTAGAGGATGATAAGCACCAATGCAGTTCTCTTTCTTATCCCAATATGCCGTTAGCTTTTCTTTCTTTTTAAGCCTCATACGCTACTTCTTTTTGAGACAAGGACAACTTTCAGCGTGGATAACACAAACGCCATGTTTCGTGTCCACAACCAGATATTCGTGTCCTCTCTCAGTGAATATTGACATGCCAATCTTCTTTGCAGGTTCATTACTATTAGCCAATGAACGAATGCCCTCAAAAATCAACGCACCTACAAGCAAACACAAGACAAACCAAACGGCAGACTTGGCTAAGTTTAAAATCTTATTCTTCATCTTCACACATTTTATTCCATATATTAACACACTCAACGAACTCTTCGACTTCTTCAATACTATTCAATATAATAGTAATGCTCCCATCTTCGTTCCAATGCTGATTACTTACATCTACCATAGTTTTATCTTACTTATCCTTATCGAATTTGTTGCCAATAACCTTAATATACTTAAAGTATAAAGAATAAGGCATTCCATCAATAATAGCAACAAATGCACCGTACATATATTCGATTATTGCTTTTACCTTGATAAATCCCTTATATAGGTCATATGTCTCACACTCTGCTATATCGCCTTCCCAAATTTCATTGCCTTTGCAGTCTTTCAGCCCTGTGAATTGGCAGACGGTATAAGGATTAACTGGTGATGTCAGTTGATTTTCATAGTCTGTTATCCAGACATTATCTGAATCTTTGTGGTGAACCAAGTCACCTTTTATCCATTTCCCATCCAATGTCTTCTTTGCCTTGAATTTTATGTTTTCTATTTTCATAAGCTATTTCTTTTAATCGAATTTATTGCCAATGATTTCCATATTTTCAGATGGAAAATGGCATAAGAAGAAACCATACCCAAAGCAGAATGCTATTGATTTATTATCCCAAACAATAACGCCTCTTCTCTCGGCATTGTTATCTTTGTATGTAACTATATCCCCTTCATAGATAGGTGTTCCGTTCTTGTCTTTCAATCCAGTGAACATACAAACTGTAGAAGGATCAACTCTATGCACTATGGGTATATCAGGAAATACACTATGTGGAGTACATATACGAATAGGAGTCATACTACGTACTAAGTCGCCTTCTATCCATTCTCCGCTATCAAGACGTTTAGCCTTGAACTTGATATTTTCCATTTTCATAAGCTATTATTTTAAATCACTTGCACAATCAGCAATGCCAACACTATATCTCTCGACAAACTCAGCAGAGCGTGCTGCCATTCCTTTAATCATTGCCTTTTTATGTGAGACGTTACCAGTAGTTAGAACATCAGCTTCTTCGGCAATGTTATTAAACCATTTGATAATCTTTTCTCGTAACTCATCCGTTATTACATATTCTTTCATAACTATTCTTCTTTAAGTTCTACTGGCTCATCGCTCCAAGATAACTCTCTTCCGATGAGCTTCTTGATGCTGCCTTTTGGAATATGTATACAATCAAAGCACGACATAAAACGAGTTTCTTCTCTAGAAGGTTGTGCATTATAAATATACTCTGTACCATCCATATCAACTGCTACCCATGCCATAACTATTCCTCCTCAATTAACTTGAATCCGTCAATATTGTACCATCTTGGCTTTTTCTTACCATCTAACTTGCAATATATCTTTTTATCAACACGTATTCCTAAGACTTCTGTCCTATGGAAATCATGATAACCGCCATAAATTAATCCACCAAAAATAAAACTAGCCAAATTAAACGTACTATATTCGACTATACTTCCAAGATGAACTTTTTCCCATTCTTTTTCTGTCATAACTATTTCTCCACTTTTACACCGAACGGAGTTCCGTCGGCAAATAACAAATTCTTAAAGCTACTTTCAAATGTCTCATCTTCATATCCACGGAAGTAACAACCTTTAGTAGTTAAGCATGTGAATGCACGATGTGTTTGATAATTAGCAAAGTACTTATCTTTAACAACACCAAACGGCTGATGCTTCAACATCTCTTCCCAGCACTCTTCTGCGTCCTTAAATTGGCGATAGGTATGTTCTGGCTTGATTCGGTATTGCCCCTCAAATAGTGCTTTAAAATTAAGTCCTGCTTGATCGACCCACTCGTCTTCATAAGGGTCTATTGCTTGTATTGTTTTACCATCTGCGAATGCTTGTATAATGTTCATCACAGATTTAACCTCTTCTTTATTTTTTATAATCTCCATCATACTCAATCCTCCAACTCTATGTTATTTTCTACTGCGTAGCCATCTTGTGCTTCCTTATGATAACTCTTCTCGCAAACCCATCCTTTACGAAGATTATATTCGGAAATGACGTGCTTACGACAATACTCACAGATAGCAATGCCGAATTGTTTTTGTAATTCTTCTCTTATCATAATCAATCCAACTCTTTAAGTGCCAAGACTAACTCATTTTGGATATGAACTATCGCTTTATCTTTGCTCATTTTCTAATTTTTTTAAAAGGGTTATAAAAACCCCACAGAAAAATTATTCCAACATACGAACAAAATAATAATACGATTGCTACAATGCCTCCTACGACATATAGTAGCCACATTGGTATTGTTATAGTCATTGCTTATCCTCCTTTGCCTTTTTAAGATAAAATTCTCTCCAACCTTCAAAAGTCCAATCTCTTGTATTATGAGTAAGATTGAAGACTTCCGTATCTTTCTCTAACTGGAATAATAGCCAAGCATAATCTTCATATCGCTGTCTTAGCAATCTCTTGCGACACAATCTTACATGCTTGTATAACTTATAATCAGCGGTTGCAGCATCAAAGATTATTTTACCTACTATTGCTAACAGATAAGCAGATATAACACCTAATGCAATCCAACCTAATATTGTAATTACTAAGTCCATATTCTTTTCTTTTTACCCTCTCCATAAAACAGGAGAGGATGGTTAGTTACTCTGTTACTTCCTTTGCGAAAAAGCTACAGCCATAAAGAGGAGATTCACCTAATTCTCTAACCTCACTCTCAATAGTTTCACCCATAGCTCTCTCATTAAATTCAGTTTTTAATAAAAACATTCTATCTCCCATATTATTTATATTTATGTCCTATAAGGACGGTTAGTTACATTGGTATCTTCGTTGTGTATTTATCAGATGAAACATGCAGAAATATGTTATCACCATCTGTAGAAGTATTCTTAATATCACAAGAAACACCTTCTGCTTTGTCAAATACAAGCATTTCACAATCTCCACCTGTAATGTCAATGTAAGATTTCAAATATTCTATCAACTCACTTGCTTTCATAATTCTATCTATTTATATCCTTGCGGATGGTTATTACTAAAGCTCATCAAACTCTTTTTGCAATCTCTGTTTTGTTTCATTCAGAAGCTGCTTGAATTTAGTCTCAAATTCCTTATCACACTGTGATAGTCCCCAAAGGGCATCAGCAAGTTTACCATTGTATGAATTTGAAGACATAGCTAAGAGTTCATCTACTTTAGGAATCAAACTCTTGGCTAAGATGTTTGCTCTTTCTAATTTATCTATATTCATATTACTATCTATTTATACCTTTTAAAGGATGGTTAATCAACTAATTCTGCTCCGAGATAGTCATAAAAAGAATCATCATGACCTTCCGGAACAAAATCTTTATGCCATAATTCCCAAGGGTCTGTAGCATACCCTCTGTGGTCTATATAAGGGTAATTTACATGATGTATTTCTTCATATACATTATTTCGATATTTTACTATCCACATCATACTCTATCTATTTATGTCCGAAGGCTGTTCACTAATCAGAATCACGTTATCATTTGTTACGTTGATTCCCTTAACTATCTCTACTTTGTCTCCATGCTGAAAGCAGACCTTTCGTTTGCCTAGAGAACTCAATACTTTTGCTACTTGTTCTGATGTCATATTTTTTAAATTATGTCTGAAGGCGGTTAAGAATTAACTATATAAAGTTGTTCATAAACAGTAGATTTCACAACAATAGGTTCAGAACCTAAGTCGTTATCATCTACCTTGACGGCAATTTCCATATCACCCTCTTCATCATAAACATCTTGAAGTTGTTGAATAAATTCACTTATAAGCATACTATTACTAATGTAAATAAATATTTTTATCACCTAAATCTTTTAATGCAATATTCTTACACTTTTGGCAAAGAAATTTGTTTCCCAAGCCTTTGTCAAAACACGCTAAAGATATAAAATCTTCTGGCTGGAATTTGTGCCCACAGCAAAAGCAAGTCTTTTGTACTGACGAATTAAGACTCTCACGCAACTCTTTAAAATGAGCAAACGTTCCAAATAAGTGTCCTTCTTCACACCCTACAGCTTTGTAGACTTTCTTAGTTATTTTTACTACTTCCATACCTACACCTCCATTTCGTGATTAATACCTAGACCGAAGAGAAGGTGCTGGAGTTCGTGAACATACTTAATGTATGCAATTTGTTTACATACATTGTTGTCAGTAAACGGATATACATCAAACTCATCACCGATACCTTTTTCTATGTAGATAGGAAAATATCCATATTCTTCAATATCGGGTTTTGTATATACCCAATGACTATTCTTTACTCCTCTACTCATCACTTCTTTCACCCATCCATTCTTCTCTAGAATCTCTGGAGTGAGAGGAATCGGATATAATTCCCCAATATAATCATATAGCTTTCCATCCATATCTTCTAATGATAAGGCATTGTTTATAGAGCAAACATATACTTTTACATACTTTTTTATTGTGGTTTTTGGTATATAGTGAAAAGCCAAATCTCCTGGAATATATAACTTATCCATACGCTTTACTTTTTTAATAATTAGTTAAACACACCATCCGCAACTACCTACGCATAGTTTGCATTCCAATTCGTTGCAGATGTTATAATATTCTTCTTCCGTTATATTATAGCGGTTTAGTACTTCCTCTGTTGGAGGCTTTGGGTCAAAGTGCATATCGGCACAAGCATAAGGCTCTGCGTCTTCATAATGATGGTCATATGTATCACCAAAATCATTTTGTTCAGCACTTTTTCCATTGATAGTGAATACCTCTGTACGGCAAGGTAATGCATGATGCGTTTTTATCTTTAATTCCATACGCTTTACTTTTTATTATCCATCATAAGAGCCATATCATGTACTTTGTGACACATTTGACAAACATCTTCAAGACTCCTTGTGTCCCAATTATAGTACATTCTTCCGTGGTCTTCGGTTATTACTACAACCTGTCTGTCACGGAGTATTCGCCATATCATTTTCAACTTCTGTTTCATACGCCTAGTCTTTTATATATTCATTTACTTCACCCAAAACCTTTGTTAGCAGATTCTTTAGAATCTTCAATTCATCATTAGAATATGTAGCTATAGGATAACCATCAAGGGTAGTTTCGCCAAAGAAGCTACGACTTATCTTTAATGAGTGTTTATTCTTTTTCATTTTTTTCTTTGCCTTTTACAATATTGTACACTTGTTTTAACTCATCTGTTGATAAGCGTTTGAAATCAAAAGAACTGATAGAGTAGATGAGAGTCTTACGAAGATTCTCTTCTTTAACATCTGATATTTCCTTTTCTGTAGGAACAGATATACTTTTCCTATCCCAGCTATCGCTACCACATTGCCAGCCCGAATCTCTTCTAAATCTAGCGTTATTAGCAATAATTTGAGTCTTTGTCACTTTATCAACCTTGGCGATACGTCTGTAATACCTACTTGTAATTAGTACATCATCACCAACAACCAAATCTTTAAGCTCTTTCATTTTCTACCTCGCTTTCTATTTAAAAGTTTCTGACCATATTCCTTTGGAGAAGTTGTTGTATTGACTACAAAATTATCAGGAAACTTTGGCGACATTTGGTAAAGATAGTAACCATCAATATCACGATATATCATTGTTTATCTCCTTTCTTTTTAGGAACGTACTCATCTAACTCATCGTCAAACTCATAGCAGTCTGGGCAGTAGTGCTTATCGCCTATCTCTTGCCATTCGCTTTCCATTGCTTGCTCTTTTGCAGTTCCTTCGTCCAACCAAGCCACAATGCCATTAAATTCATCAATAAAGGGCTTTCCGCATCTGTCACAAACGACAGAGTACATTTTTACTTCCTTAATCATGATTACCTCCTTCCTTTGGCAATAAATCGTCAATATAGAGCCATCCCTTAAAATTTCTTTTAAAATCTTTAGGACTCATATCATCACATACCCATCCTTCTGGATTACGGAAATATACACATAATTCCGTACTTCCATTTTTGAATTTAATCAAACATGTAACGCAACATTCTCCTTGCTTAATGTTTGGCTTTTCGCTAGCAGGATGCCACAAGTCCTTCAAAAACTCATTGATAGCCCACTTAGCACCTGTAATAAATGAATTTTCAATTAAGTCAGTTTCTGCATCAATTAATTCTTCAAAGCATTGCATAGGAGTGCCAAGAGTACTACCATGCATAGATGCTATAAGCTCAAATCTGTGAAGGTTTGCAGCTTCTTCTATTTTCTTATCATCTATCATAATTATCTTCAAAATACTCAATGTTACACATAGCAAGAGTAATTTTTTTTACTCTTGCATTATTATACTTATATCTCTTTGCTTGATATTTAGCAGCAGATTCCTTCTCAAACACCATAGCAAGGAAAGAAGATGGAGTCCACCACATGCTTTTGGTCTTGTGTCTATCCACAAGAAACATTGTCGGCATGATGTTTTTCTTTCTTCTAGAGTTTTGAATGACAACGAACTTACCTATGTCACTCTTCGAGAAACAACGACCCTTTGCATTAAGGTATAATTCCTTTTCCCAATCTTCATAGGATTCTTCTTCAAAGTCATAATCACATATCTCTGCCAAATGCTCTGCTTCTGTATAGTCTATCATAATCTACCCTTTCTTTTTCTAAGTTCTAACATTCTCCTAGTTCTGCGGCTTTCCTTGCCACTAGGAGGGTTACCACCAAACTTTACTTCTGGGATTTCATAATTCATATAGATGGAAGCTTCTTCATTGAGTGCCTTAACTACTTCTTCTGTCAAGGCTTCTTTAAGTGATACACCAGTTGGTGTTACAATTATCTTTGCAGCGTCTCTAATCATTGCTCACCTCCTTCCCAATCATCAGTCGTTCCTAGTAAATGTGCTGTCTCTTCATTGTAAGGAATACAATACTTACGACCAAATCCGATACAACGAAAAGGATATTGTGATTCTTCTCTATAATGAGAAAAGAGTTCAGCTTCCCATACATCATCTTTCTCATTTCGCCCCAACACTTTATCGAATGGCTTAAACTCACACTTTGGCTTCAAGTCCACAATCTGTTTCTTCTCAGCATCCCAAGCCTTGTCTTTCTTTGCGAGAGCGTCAAAGAGCTGCTGCTTCTCTTCTTCTGTGGCATAGCGCATAGAATAGTCTTTTGGTTTTGTAAGATGAGCATCCTTTCTTATATGTAAAAAATTATTCTCAAACATTGTTACATAGCGATAAATATGTTTATCATCTTGACCCTTGTATATAAGTATATAGTGATAATCGTCAGAACTATCAATTACACATAGTATATCTCCATCCTTGAACTCAGGCTGAGTCTTTTCTATCTCCAAAGTTTCAAGGTTTAGTATGCCACCTAATTTTCTTTCAATCTCTCTGACATATCCATAGGCAATATTGTTATCTAACTTGTCAAACTTAGCTGTTTCTGCATTTGATACGTCTTCGTAACCATCCCTACTATTAGAATAGCATCCGTTGAACTTTGTATAATCATCAGATGCCCATTCTTTGAAAATGCACTGAAATCCACAACTATTGATAAGCACATCGCCCTTCTTCCATGCGAATTTGCCCCAGTCACGCATATTCTTAGAAGGAAGGAGAATCCGTAAGCCTTCAAGCCAGCATTTTTCTGTACCTAGTTTTGAATAATCAAACAAAAGAGTACTGCCTACTTCATTAGTTGATGTACATTCTATATAAGTACCAACGTCTGTTGTGTGGACTTTATCTAACTCTACGTCTATATTGCGTAATAAGTCGTACAACTTAGTTCCTTGCGACTTATCCTTTAGGATTTCCGCTACATTAATCTTTGTCTCCATAATTAAATCGACTTTTGGTTTAAACAATATTGGTAGTGACTCATACTACAATCAGCGTATTTTGATATTTTTGGTAACTCCCCATTATAAGGAGTGACTTTCAATCCATCAATAAAATCGGCATTATCGGTATACACTTCGGTATTATGCTCATTCATATATACTTTCTGTGCCGATGTAGAATGGCTTTCTGCTCTCAACTTACCAAGTGAACGCCAAACCTGCTTGCGATAGATGAACAATCCATGCAAAGGAATTGTCTTTACTTCTACTTTTGCTCCCATAACCTTAACCATTTAAAGATGATAATAACTATTTGATACCCTTGCGCCCAAATCGAAGCAGCCCACGGCATCCGGCTTTAAGAAGCGTTTCTCTAACTTCTCCAAAGCCACTTTATACTTCTGCTCCATGTGCTTGCAATGAAGTCTCTGAGCTAATTTAAGTTGCTCGACAACACCCTTGCGAGCAACTCTATATTGTTTATCGGACATCATAGCCTTATTCGTTCACATAGTTGATTACTTGCTCTTGACCTTGCTCATGCAAGTTATCGAAAGCGTCTTCTATAACTTTAGCTACTTGGTCGCCATTAAGGTTCTCCAGCATTTCGCTTACAACCTCTATCTGCTGGTCTGTTGCTAAAGAGCAAAACTTGTCAATAAGAAAGCTCTTCTGTGCATTGACGAGCATATCATCGAATAAATCCGATACATCTACACTAACTTTATAACATGCCATAATTTGAAATTTTAAAAGTAATTAGTTGTACCACACATCATTTGGCATAAGAGCCAATTTCCATCCATACTCTAGTTCATACCTTAATATTTTAAGGTCGTTACTCATTACAGACGAAAGACCTACAAACTTATTTTCGTACTCCATAACTTAATTGTTTAGTTGCCATACTTATAACGCAAATAATTAGCTTCTGAGCCAAAATAAAGCTCAGTGTCGCTCATATTTGCCTCCATCAAGTCTTTCTCAACATCTTTATAAGAAGGCACGCAATCCTTAACTTTTTGGCAGAACAAAGGATATTTTGAAGAAACGTCTTCCCCGTCTTCATCATAGATATTAATCTTATCTACATTGTAATATGGATAAGAAGAAATATTTCCATCTGAATGGATAACCTTTCTACTCTTAACGGACACCACGATTTCAGCAGGTTTGTTAATAGCATCAAACTCGCAAGTAAAATCATCAAGCTGCGCCTCAAAAGCCGCATCATTAATCTTTTCAGATAAGTTTTCAAAAAACTTTTTCATTTTCTTATTACAGTTTTTGTGGTGTGTCTCACCATTTTAATTAGTAACTCTGTTTCTTAATTACGATGCAAAGATACAAAGAATATCCGAAACATGCAAATTATTTAATGTATTTCTTTTATCTTTTAACACGCTATAATAATATAAATAAATAATTTGCTGACGTTAACACAAAAATCCCCACCACTACATTATTATATATAGTGATGGGGCAAACCTCAAATGGTATTTTGCCTTTGGACTATTTTTCTTCCTTATCTACGATTTCAACAAAATCTCCGATTCCCAAACGAGCCTTATTGATACATGATGCTATCCAACCTATCAGATAGGCAGATGGTTCTCCACCATGTTTCATTTCAATATTACCCTCGATAGCATCACAAGCGTGACTAGCCTCATGACAAATTACATTCATACGCATAGCCTTACTGCTACTGAATAAAACAAGAACGCACTTTCTTCTTGTTTCTCTTATGTGAAGTCCGTAATAAGTAAATCCATCACCATTTAAAAAATCGTACTTTTCAATATCCGTACCATCATTATTCAAGAATGCTTTCTTTGCATCCTCAAACTGCAACCCAACACCAACACACAATAAGTGTGGGTAAATGGGCTGGTCGTATTCGTAATATCCTTTCTTCTTCATACCTCATCGTTTTTATGTTCTTCCCATTCTTTCCTCGAAAAAGCATACCAAGTATCACAAATATCAAGAGCGAGAATGTCGCCTTGGTCAATACAAAAATCGCTATCAAAGCCTTCGATATGAACATACATCACTGCTATAGTATCATAAGGAACGCTACGACCTTCAAGACAAGGGTTTTTAAAATTCTTAGTCTTGTATAAACTTGTAACAATTGGCACTTGAAGAACGTCTGAAATATTCTCAGTGCTAATCTCTATCGACTTCTTAAACTTCTTCATATTCTCAACTATTAAAATTTCTCAAAGTAGAACTCAATTTGTCTATCAAAGTGCTCTTCGATTAAACCATAAGCAAGCGACATCTTTACTTGGAAAGAAGCCTTACCATTAAGCAATCCTTTAGCCTGTCTAGTAATCTCTGAGCGAAATTGTTCCAAACTCATATCACGCTTACGAAGATTACAAGATCTGCAAGATGGCATATAGTTCTCCATGGAATCATCGCCATGGGATACGACAAACTTTCCCTCCTTGTCGCTTCACCGAGAGTAACACCCTCGATTCTTCGGAACAAGATGGTCAACCTGCATATCCTTATACTCTATACTCTTGCCGCAATAAGCACAATGCCCATCGTATTTGCGATATATTTTAAGTCTATCTTCTTTTTTCATAATCGTTAATGTTACCTATCAATATGCCACTTAGAGCAAACCTTGCATAAGTAAGGATGCCAGCCGGAAGCCTTCAACTTCGAACTCTGATTCAGAAACTCCCAAGCATCATCCTCGCTTTCATAAGCTACCTTCGCCTTCCAAGACTGACCTTTTCTAACCCAATGCTCAGGATCTGGATGCAAATGACAAGGAATACATTTATTTCTTTTCTTCATAACTTCTTCAGAAATTTAAGTTGAAACCCTTCTGCCTTTTTTATTCCTGGGTATAGTTCCGTTAGAACCTCCCATGCTCTTGTCTTGTGCCGATGCCACATAGTAACCGGATGCACACGCTCACCACTTGGTAAAACATAGAAATCTGCCTTAATGGTATCAATATGCTCATAGTTTGCAGCTTTATATATAGTTCCCTTGTTACCTATGGACGTATCGGCATAAGATATAAGGTACTTGATTTCCTTATGTGTTGCCCTAATATACTTATGCAAGAGAGATAGGCAAATCGTCTCGCTAAACTTTGGCATATCATCAGACAGCCACATTCTGTCAAATTCCCTCACTTGATGGTAATCCAACACTTCGCCCTTTTCAGTCTTGATGTGCGGTCGGATTCCATACCCTATTTGCATTGCGCCCCTTATCTTATCCTTATACAATACCAAAAGATTCAAGCAACTATTCTTCGTTACCTTGTGTGAAAAGTGATGAGGAACTATGATTGCATCTGCTTGCGCCTTATCGCACTCCATCAGCTTTATTCCCTTTTCCTTGCACTCGTAACCGATAACAAATCCGCAGAAGCCTAGCACTGGAGACTTGTTCAACTTTCTTCTTCTCATATCAATAATACCTCCAAAAATAACGTTTGAAATTGTCTAGCAAATGCTCTATACAAGCTTTGATTTCGCCTTCTCTCAAGAATCGGTTGCAAAAACCTATCAATTCATCACGTACCAACCCACGTTTTAAGGCTTCGTCTCTCATGGCTCTTATAAGAGCATCCGTTGTCTCTTTATTCCCATTTCTTACAACAGAATCACATTGAATAATCATACACATACCGATAGTTTTAAAACAGACTTAATTGCCTACTCATGTTCTTTAATTCGTTATTGGCAAAATCGACTTGTCGCTGGTCTATCTCAAAACCTATATACTTTCTATCAAGATTAACACAAGCCCTTGCCGTTGTACCGCTCCCCATGAATGGGTCTAGAACAACATCATCAATATTTGTCGAGTTTCTGATTAGTATCTCCATCAACTTTACTGGTTTTTCAGTCTGATTAATCAACCCATCCTTATCCTTGCGTTTGTTTGTAGGAATAGGAACGCTCAGAATATCAGATGTACCAAACTCATTGATAGGTTTACCACCTCCTTTACGAAGCATAATGATATACTCCTTTTGATTCATATAATAAGTTCCACACACCTTAGAGCATTTATCCCATATCAAACACTTTGTGAAATGAAATTCACTTTTTCCAATCACATCAAGAAAGCGCATCAAATTGTAATCATTACACATAAGATAACAGTGTGACTTATCTTTTAGAACACGATATAATTCGTTTATATATTCAGAAATATCTATGTCGTTACTCTTGAATATCTTACCTTTTCTTGTTTGTAAATCAGTCCAATATCCGCTCATGTTACTACGCCCACCTCTAGCTTGTACCGGATAAGCTACATCGGAACATACGAGGTCTATGCTATCATTGTCTATCAGCTTCAAGAGCTTTCGACAATCACCTTGATAAATTCTATTTAACTCCAGCATATCCAAACATATCTTTTTGATTTAACATTTCTTCCTTAATTCTTCTTTGTGCCACATTGAAATAATCCTTATCCAATTCAAAGCCAAGGAACTTTCTGTTGGTACGCAAACAAGCAAGAGCCGTACTTGCGCTGCCCATAAAGCCATCAAACACCAAGTCGCCTTCATTTGATGATTTCAAGATGCATTGCATTAGCAAAGGGATTGGTTTCTCGTTCTGATGTACCAATTTATCTGATGGAACTCTATCAAAGTCCCATACATCCTCCAAACGCTTCCCATTTATGGTTCGTCTGCCTTTATTCAAGTACAGGATTGGCTCGTAACATTGACCATATTGCGCCTCTAAATCTCCAGCCGTATGGTTGTTCTTTCGCCAAATGAGCACATTCTTAATGGTAAACCCTGCATTCCTCGCTTGTTGCATAAAAAAGTCTAAGGTCTTGGCACTACAGAAAATATAAGCAGCACTATCATCCTTTAAAATCCGGTAGCATTCGCTCATATAATCAATAATCAATTGCTCATTATCATCATTGAGTATTTCTTTAGAGAAACGATGGTCGTCAGCTCTCCATCCAGTCTTGTAGGCTATGCAATACGGAGGGTCAGTAACAATCAAATCCACCTCCCCACTCTCTATTTGTTTCATTCCTTCTATACAGTCGGAATTGTATATTCTGTTTAATTCTAGCATATCAAATCTCTTTAATAGCGTTAACATAAGCTTCGTGAGCTTCTTCTTGCGTCCCAAAGCATCCGATATAAATTTTCTTCTTACCTATCTGGTACTGAGCTTGCCATTTTCTGTTGTTCTTATTCCACGTCACGCCCAAGTATACCGATGAAGTCTTCTTTGCTATAGCCGAATAAACCATATTGTATCTTGCAGTGCAATACTCCAAGTTGTCTACATCGTTATTCGTCTTGTCGAAATCCTTATGATTCACCATCGGCAACGCATCTGGATTCTCCAAGAAAGCCTGAGCTACCAAACGATGGATATAGAACATTTTGCGTTTTCCGTTCTTGTAAAGCCATACCTTCAGATAACCTTTTGGTGTCTTGCAAGGTGCGATTTCCTTTAATTTGGACGTTCTCCCAATAGTAAAAACATGCCCCTTCTTGCTTACACAATATCTTTCGTAACCCTTTACAGGTCTTATATCACCAAGAAATCTAGCAACACATTTATCTTTCATTGTTACCTCCTTTTTCAAAGAAACTTGAATATATAGATTGCGCCTCCGATGTATCTAATAAATCAATATCATCATAAAACCTTCTGTACACAACGCCAAGCTTTTCATCATTTCCTATTTCTCTTGCTTTGGCTATTTGCTCACATGATTCCATAAGAAATGCACTAATCTTCTCATAACTTTGCATCTGTGTCTTCTTTAGCATATCCATGCTTACAAAGGTTTTGTAGTGTATAATATGCTTATCTTGATCATACTCGGTGAGTATCAGACCTTCAGGAATAGCAAACACCACCCTTTTAGTCTTGTCATCGCCATAAAGCTGAATCGCACCTGTAAACGATGTATATATCTTTTGTAATATCTTGGCAATCGGTAAGTCTTTTTTCAAATATCTTTCAGAAAATCTCTTTAGAAAATGAACGCTCATAGCAAAACAATCCTCGCTATATCCTTCATTTCTGCTCATAGGAATATACTCGTTAGTCTCCTTCAGATAAATGAATACACCGGAAGCAAAGACATCACCATGTTTTACACCTACCACTATGAAATAATCGGCATTTGGTGTAGCAAACTCAAAGGTCTTTGTTATTTGCCTAACTTTCTGTCTTTTCATTTCACGTTTAAGCTCATTAGCTTTTCGCATCTGAAACTCATAGATTCTTGTTTCATCTAAGTTTCGTACTCTACGCATCTCACCCGAAGTCATACTTGCTGTTATCATGCGCATTCCTCCTTTTTAATCTTTGATAACCAACAATCCCAGATTCTTGTAGCTACATTAGCCATCATAACAGGAGGAACACACATTCCGCAAGCAAACCAAGGTTTCATGCCATTAAAGTCATAATCCATCGGAAATGTTGATGCTAAAATCGTATCATGTGCTGAAAGATAACTTGGATTATCATAATACACAAGTCTATCCTCCATTGCTGATATGGTATTGCATACCTTGTTCTTTTTGAGAAACATGTTATTGAACATAGAAAGACGATTATCCATCCGCTTGACAATATCACCGATAGAATTATCTTTCTCATTTCTATGCTCCCAATACTTCATCATTCCTTTAGGTATTTGCCTTCCACAATAGTCAGAGAACTCATCCAAGACAATTTCTTTCTCGTTGAAGTCCATATCTATCTTAGGCACTCGCTCGAACAAATCCTTTTGAACCATAAACGGCTCGCAAAGGTCTTTACGTAACCCAATAAAGAATACCCTAGGTCTGTTTTGAGGAACACCCATGTTACGTGCATTGAGAAGCCAATGCTGCAAGATATATCCGGCATCATCCATCTGTCTATAAATCTCCTTTACGTACTCGATGGCTTCACCTTGCAATAAACCTTGAACATTCTCAAAAACTACTACCTTTGGCTTTAGTTCTTTAGCGAGGTCGATTGAGTAGAAAGCCAAATCGTCAAGCCTTTGCGCCTTCTGACCTTCTCGGAATACTTTTTCCTTTCCCCAAGCCTTTTGGCGGTCACCTGCAATACTGAATACCGAACAAGGAAAACTAGCATCCAGTATATCCAAATTATGAAGCTTTTCTTTCATAATACGCCCCCCCATATTGATATTGGCAATCAACTCACGAATATCACAATTGAAAGCGTACTTGACATCGTGATTCTTCAAGTACATCTTCATAACCTTTGGGTCTATCTCGTTACAGGCTACAACATCATAGCCAGCTAGTTTGTAGCCAAAGGAACTTCCACCTCCACAACAAAAGCAAGACATAACCTTACCTTTGTCCTTTGTGAAGTTAGCATCTTTTTTAGTCCATCTATAAGGGAACTTGTGCTCGTTTTTATACATTTATCTACCATAAAAAACTATCGTTAATAAAAACCGATGTATAAAAATAACCACAAGTAATATGGTTGTAAAAAGGGACTCTAACCCTTGAATTTAGATTCTGTTTTCTTCGGCAATGCGTCTTAAATAATCATCCGCAGCGTTATCGTCTATTTTCGACTTAAGAGACATTCCTGTGTTATAACCTATCATTAAGGACACATTCTTGCTCTTTTTCTTGTTCTTTCCATATCTCCAGCTAAATACCTTTCCTAGCCAAGCTATACCTACAATACCATCTGATACAACTATTGTCGGCAACAAAACAAATACTTTATATATCATCACAATCTAATTGAGAGTTAAAAATATATCTATTCTGATTCAACCAAAGCTCCACGTAGTCAGCCTTGATTTTCAGAAATTCTTCATATGTGTAGCATTTCTGCTGCTTACCACCTTTGTTCCAATAATAGGCAACTCCTCCCAAAGAAAAGAAGTCTATCAAATCCATTTCCTTTCGCTTCGGTTCTTCACGCTTTTTCTTTTGCCTATATCTACTTACAGCAAGCAATATAAGACAAACGCAAAGCAACATGGAAACCAGTATCTCGAATATTAACCTTACGTCTTGCATCTTATTTAAAAAACAAAAACACGAAACTACCGATTGCAAAGTCAAAGGAATTGTGACTCGGACTGCCTTTCGGTATAGTCCATCGGGTTTCGTGTCTCTAATATCTTATCAATTTCTTAAATCGCCATTTTATCCTTTTTTGTTCTGCGCTTGCAAAGATAAATAATATTTCTTAAACTTGCAAACGTTTTAGTGCTTTTAATACTTTATTTGCATTATTTTAAACTTATCCTTTTTTGAAGTTCATTCCAAACTCTTCTTCCGTTACCTCATACATTACATCACCATATGCTACTCTTTGCTTGTCTTTTGCCATCAACAATAAGTTCCTATAAGGTATTTCTTTTACGACTTCTTGGTACGATAAATGCAGACTATCCATAAAAGATGCAATCTGACCTAAGAGTGTATCGTTACCTATGGTCGTGGTTTTGCTATCATCCTTGCCGCACTCTTCGCCAAAATTGATAGCGTCTGAAAATCCTTTATAGAGATTAAGGAATAAGCCGTTTGTAAGCCGTAGACAATCTCTTCAAGCGTTCCTTTAGACAATTCATCACTAATGGATTCATCGCCTTGTATGAATACAGACAACGCCTTGCAAGTATCATCCAAATTCTTAAGCATACCTAAGACTTCCGCTAAGGTCTTGCCCTCCTCAAAACTATCAAGGTATTTAGCCGCCTTGACCAATTTTATAATTGTAGGTGGTGAAATATAATAAGCCTTTCCATTCACGATTATCGTTACGGTATCCTCTCCAAGAATTGCATCCGCAACTAATTTACTTGCCTTACTCATGGTTCTTAATATTAAAAAAGGGGAACGGCATTAACACCATCCCCCTCGATCATTTATTGCCTATGTCTTATCCCTGTTCTACTACCGCAGAGCCTTCCCATTGGTACTCGCCAGCAACACCATCGGTCTCGCTTTCCATAGCAACGGCAGAAATACCCAAAGTGATATTCTTGTCCTGCTGGTCACCCTTGGCTACGATAGCTGCATTTGAGAAGACAATGTAGTTTCCGGTCTTGGTCTGAGCAACGATGCACTTGTTGATATTAGCCAAATCTTGGCTAGAAGACCAACCTACTGCTTCTGCCTCCGTTGTAGTCTCTTCTCCGGTTGCCTTGTACATCTTACCACCCTGCAAGTCTACCTTGTTCTTCCATGAGAATACACCAATAGAGAATGTAATTGTCTTAGCACCCTCATCAGTCTTGTCACGATAGTAAACCTGTCCGTTCAGCTCGTTCTTGTACTCAGTAACACTAGGGTCATCCTGAGAATATCCCCATGTTCCCTCATGGCTGTTCAAGACCTCTGAAGCGGTTTTCAACCATGTAGCCAACTTAGCAGGTGTATTAGCCTCGGTAAGAGGAGCACCATACCAAATTCTCTTGATTCCAATAAATGGTTTCATCTTATCTTACGTTTAATGTTTCAAAATCTATAGTAATGTTTGCGTAATGGCAACTCAACCTACTCTCTTGCTCTATGCCGTGGGAGCGGATAGAATAACGATACCATACTTCCTCAACCTTACCAACATCCTTGTCGGACAAGGTTTCAATAGCCTTTTTTAAAAGCTCGTTCAATTGAGGATTAGCCTCGCCCTCTATATCTTTGAGCAATATGTTTACCTCTATAGTACAATCATTGAAATAGGTCTTGTCTGCACTCATACGCTTAGGAATAATGACTATCAAACCATCATCGGGAATCTTCTCACCGACCATAGGCTTTTCCCCTTCAAGTCCACCCTTTTTCAGATGTCCTTTCAGTCTACGTTCCAATCCCATCAACTCCAAGTCATCATAGATTACATGACCAGCATCTATTTCTGTTATCATTGCATATCCTCGATTTCTTTTTTGATATATTGAATACCCGAATCTATAACATCATATCCCCTAGAGGAAACATCAGACGCATATTCGGCTTTGTTTCCAAGGGTTAAGGTATGGTCATGTACATTACTATAGTTTGACCTTCTGAGATTACCTGTGCGGTTTCGGTAGTTTCCGTTAGCCTTATCAAGTTCAACGGCTGTTTTACCTAACCTATCAAGGAATTCATCTACTTCCCTTTCTCCCTGCGCAAAGAAAGCGTCTATCTCATCCTTTATAACATCAGACATAGATACTCATATAACCAAGATAATTGCACTTAGGGGCATTATAGACCTTTCCACCTCCTCGGTAGATTCCATCATCGGAATAGACCTTGACTTCATCACCTTCGGAAATCTGGCACTTGTCACAAACGATGTGATATTTCGGTGTATATATGCTACCATTATCGGTAGTGAAATGCTCGGTAGAGTTGTCATCGCACCGACAACGCCCCATTTCTTTCCATTCCTCAGAAGAGCTAATGACCTCGTTGTACTTGTTGACAACCTTATTCACGAACTTCTTCTTTAATATGTGAGGAGAATATAACATAACCTAGACATTTACCAAATATCAGACTTATCCGTGATAGTGGAAAGCCCTAAAGCTGCCACCACTTCATCATCCGGAGCAACACCATATTTTCGGCAAAGCCACATATAGTATTGCCCTATCCTAGAGTAGTCCCAAGAGACTGAGAATCCATTTTCGTTCACATTGCTCATATATGGGGCAAGCATAAGTTCCTCAATTACGGAAATCATCGCCTTGCCTACAACTTGCGAGTTGTCAGACGTATATTCTTCGTCAAGGTCTATACCTGACGAAACATCTTCCAACTGGGCATCGGTAATATTCCATGCACGCAACTTCTGTGAAATGTATTCTCTTATCTTCATGTGACATCATTATTTCTGAGCCTGACTCATAGCCTCTGCGATTTTCTTTGCAGCCTCCTGCTCGCTCTTAGCCTTTTCGTCAAGTTCCTCTTCTACATTCTCCTTTTGAGAAGTCTCTTCGGTCGACTCGGCAGCATCCTTTTTTGGAGTTTTCTCCTTTTTAGGCTTACTCTCCTTCTTTTCCTTCAAGACTTCCTTTTTAGGTGTCTCTTCTGGTTTCTTTTCTTCTTCCTTTACAGGATTTTCTTTTCCATCATTCAAGACTTCCTTTTTAGGAGCATCTTTAATTTCCTTATCGTCTTTTGGAGATGCAGAACTATTACTGCCCTGCACCTCCAACATCTTGCAAAGCTTACGTTCGATAAGGGAGTTCATACGTTCTTCGTCAAAGTCCAAGATTGCACCAACTTCATAGATGGTGTTAAAATGGAACTTGTCACGGAACGGACTAATTACCTCACCTCTCATAAGCCTAACCTACTGCTTGTGTTGAGTCCAAAGAGTAAATGGCATCAACGTTATTCAAGATAGGAACAACCATTGCCTGTGAGCTGGTGAACTCACGGAGTGGGTCGTTGGTAGAATAACGGCTAGCCAAGATATACTCATCGGCTGACTGATAAGTTACACCTGCAACTGGTCTTGTAGCTTCGGCTACGTTAGTCCAGAACAAATCACCAAGATTGTCATAGCAAGTAAAGGTCATGTGACCCTTAGCCCAAGGGTTGTGTGTTCCCTTCTTGCCGTTAATCTCGGTCTTGATCGTACGGGCTACACGTACCAAGTTAGTCTGCCACTTGTTCTTGAAGATAGAAGCAATTTGCTCTAAGCTCAAAATAGGAATATTGCTATCACTATTAATCGCAATGCCTTGATTGAAGGCAAACTGAGCACGAACCTGCTTGTTCTTACCAAGCAACTTGATTGTGTAATCGTCAAGATAACAAGTAGTGATGGTATTTTGGTCTTCCATCGCCTTGTCGTAAACCAATTGGATGTCATCAAGTGGGGTTGCATCCTCTGCGTCCCAAGCCTTAGTGCCATGACCGAACTTGTTCTTCTCGGCAAAGCCAACATCAACTCGAACGCCTGCACCACCTGAACGGGTAGCCAAAGCTACACCTGTTGACAACTCACTGAGGAACATATCTTCAATACGCTCGTAAACCGCCTGAATACAACGAGGAAGGTCTGCAAACAAGTTACGCAAAATCTGTGGCTGAGGCAAACGTTGCGCAATCATGTTGTCCAAATCCTTAAGCTGCTTCTCTGACATGTAGAGTTTCATACCAACCTTTGGGATTTGACCCTCAGCGGTTGATACCTTGTCACGGCTCTTCAATGGAAGTTCCGCATCCATTGATACAACGTCAGCAGCAACTCGTGTGTATTCCGCAGTAATTGATGCCCAGCGTCCGTCTTGGCTATAGGTATTAGTCAAGTGGTCTCGGTACATATAGGTCAATGCGGTCTGATTCTTGCCGTTCAACTTCTCTACTACACTTGCAACAAGTTGTGGGAAGTATTTATTGACCAACTGAAAATAAAGTGATTTTTCCATCTGTTATCCTCCTCCTTTTAGTCTTTGTCCATAGTTGCATCAGACTCATCGAACTTGTTAGCATCCTCATCGCTAACCAAAGCAATCTTTGGCATAGCTGTAAGGAATGCATCCGGATAGTCTGCACCATTTGCAGCCTTAGCTGCTACCTTGTTTACTTGTCCAGCAGTCATAATTGCCGCTGGCTCACCGTTCAGAATGGAACGATAGAGAACACCTGCATACTTGTAATGTTCCAATGGGTCACTAGTAGTGCCCAATTCCTTATAATTGCCAGTTTCGATAGGCAATGGCTTGTAAGTTCCCTTACCATCTGTCACGATAACACGACCTGCGTAAAGAACTTCATCTTTTACGCCTGTCCAATCCAAAGCACGACCGCCCTTGATGTCGCCTTCCCATTTCTGGATGATGACGGAATCCTCACCAAAGACAATTTGCTTTTTCGTAGTCTTCAATTCCTGATTCATGTTTTTCAATTTTTAAAGTGACTGAACTAATGATGCGGCTACATTGTCAACGTCCTCCTTTGTTGGCTCACCCTCGCTAGCACGATAGCTGCCCCCGAATTGTGGTTGTTGCAACGCCTTGTAGTTGTTCGCTACCTTAGAGAGGTATGTTTCGATGGTCTCATCTGTGGCATCATCGCTCAAAGTGAAACCCTCATTAATACGACTTTCGGGAATGCCCAACTCCTTAGCCTTCGATAAAATCTTCGCATCGTGGTCTGCTTTTGCCTTTGCCTTAGCAGCGGCCTCTTCCTTAGCCTTAGCCTCCTCAGCTTGCTTTTGAATGGTATCTTGCAATTCCTTGATGGTCTTGCTTTGTGCCTCCATCTGCTCGTTGTAGACTTTGGTTTGATCGGTGTTCTTTTGCGTCAAGGTCTCTACGAGTTTCTTGAACTCTTCACGTTCCTTGGTTCTTGCTTCCTCTGAAGCTTTCTTCTCTGCTGCCTGCTCTTCAAAGTATTTTTTGAGATAGTCCGGCATTTCGTTTTTCTTTGCCAATTCCTCCAAGCGTTTCCTTTCGGCTTCTTCAGCGGCTTTCTTGGCTTCTTCATCAGCTTTCTTCTTGGCTTCTTCTTCAGCAGCCTTGCGTTCAGCATCTTCTTTAGCCTTCTGTGCCTCCTCGAACTTTTTCTTGGCATCGGTAACTCTGCGGTCATTATCCCTTTGCAAGGACTCCAAAAAATCCTTTTGACTAGCAACCACTGTCTCGATGTTGTCATCAGTAACAAGCCCCATCTTATCAAGCATTTCGGCATGTGCCTGAAGAACTTCATCACCTAACCCAAGAGACTTATACTCTTGTTTTAGTAACTGGAAAATTTTCTCTTTCATTCTTTCGATATATTTGTTAAAACTAGTGCAAAGATAACACGAAAAGAACAATTAATACACTAATCTGTTTGCAAGTATCTCACTTTTGCCTAAAAGTGAGCAATAAGGGCGTTTACAAGCGATTTAAGGCTATTTTATTATGAAATCGTAAACTAGTAGTAATGCAAAATTAAACTCGCATATAACGAAAAAACGCCAAACATCCTCACGGACATCTGACGCTTGTCGAATAAAAAGAACCTAAACATTAATCATCTAAAAGTTTATAACATTTCGCATATAACCCAAATGATTCAAATTAGAATAAAACCGTCCATCACGCTCTATGAATTTACCGGACTTCACAATCTCACCATTATGCAACATTGCAAACTTAGAACCATGAGCTGTCCATTTATTCATTTCTTTCATATGTTCATTAGACCCCCAACCATATTTCTTAATAGTAGGATAAATGAAATGCTCAAAGCAAATCTGACTATCCGTTTTATCATGCTCGGAGCAAATCGGGAGCACTCCATTATGTGCGAACCAATAACCTGCCTTATAGAATGGATGGCAATTCTTGACACTGACTGAACCATGAGTAGCAAATCTAAAATGTATGATTACATTCTCATTTATATCTCGCTTCATCAATCTACGGATAAATGTAGAGAAATGCAAACTCTTGTAATGGTCAGACTCACTCACGAAACCACAACCATCTGGATTTCTCATATACGCAGCCTTCAGCTCATCTACGGATGGCAAAGCAACACCTTTCGGACATACAATAACAACACACATATCTTTACCCTTTCATTTTTTTCTTAGTAATACTTTGGTTTATTTGTGTCCTAGGGTAAAAGCCCTAGGACTACATTAATTAATTATTATTGGCTGCAAATGCATCCTTACGGCTCTGGAAGAAAGCCTTCTCTTCTTTATTCAAGAAAGGTATATCTTCGATATTCATAACCTCACTAGTGAAGACATTGTTGCGAGACCAACCGACAAGCTTTGCACAGAACTTAACCCACATTTCAATCTTCTTATAATTGGTTGAACCTTGATGCTGGCGAAATTCGATAGTCTTGTGACGTGCATAGCTCTCTGCATTGACCTTGTAATATCTATCTCCATGAAATACATTACGTCTAATATCGTAATTGCCGTGGCAATTAGAGAAATCCTTGTCAAGCAAGCTGGATGCCCAACGGCAATTACCTCTTCTTGAAGGAGCCATGAAACTATCAATCAATCTTTCAAGTTTCTGATAATTCTTGAAAACGTTAACATACTGCTCACCTGTCAACTTTGCTGCCCCAATATGAACGTGAAGACCACAAGTAGAATTAACTCTTGCACCTACAGCATCCAAAGACTTAATAGCCTTCTTCAAAGTTGCCATACCATTTGTATTGCCATTCAATACCGGACTAACAACCTCGTTAGGGTCAACATCACCACCAACAGAAGAATCACTAACAATCTTGAAATAGCTCTTGTTATCGGTGTGGTTATAACCCTCAGAATGAATATCAACACCATTCTGACGACCTGCCTCTATCAAGGCATTGCGCTCGGCATGAACACATTCAATCTCAACACCGAATGTATAAACAAATCTCGTTGAAGTAGAGCCGCTAGGTACATAGACCTTCAACATATCGGAGATTTCTTTCTCACGAAGACCGCAAGCCTTCAATGCAACAATCTTTTCGTTGCGAGGCATCTTTGACTTCTTTATTTCGTCAATAGTCTCGATTAATGACTTCTTTGAACTTGCGAATGAAAAACCAGTCTGCTTAGACATAATCAATTGTGCTAGTTGTTTCGGGTCTTACCCCTTGGTGTCGCTCTCACCTTATTGAGTGAAACTTGTCACTCGGCAAATCAACCAACTTATCTTGATTGACGATGCAAAGATACAAATAAGTTTTGAAACATGCAAGCTTTTTAATGTTTTTCTTTATATATTTAACTTACGGTAACTGATATATGCACTTTATTAACAATTACCCTCTTTATATACCTTATTATATATAAAAAAGGCTTCGATGTTCACACACCAAAGCCTAAAAACTTTACTAACTAATTACCAATTTTATCAACTATCTTCTTAAATCATCACCAATATCTTCTTCTACTCCCAAATCCGGCAGTCTGTCATACGCTTTTTGGTCATCACCACCTTCAGACTTAACACCTAGCAGATAGCCATTCCGAAAAGCATAATAAACCACCTTTTCCATATCTTTAGCCGTTGCGTTATCTGTCAAATGCAGCGTGGCGTACAATCCCATCAAGAACTTCCGTACATCTTTCGGATATACCTTGTTGTTCTTTTCTAAAGCGACTGCCATTCTTAACGGACTTTTCATATTCTTCAATTTTTCGTTAAACCATCAAATGAAACACAAAAAAAGAGAGCCGTTCCGCTTGCTTCCCTAGTTCATAAGCTTATTCACAACTTTATTCACTACATCTGTTTCCTACGTTACCCGTTGACAGATGTCCGAGATTCCAATAGAACAAACATCAGCTCTCTCCTTGTGTATCATTGTGCCAACGGAAGGATTCGAACCTTCGACCCTAGGATTAAAAATCCTATGCTCTGCCACTGAGCTACGAAAGCGTAAAGGAATGGTTGGATTTGCACCAACGCCCCCTTGATTACCAAGCCAAGTGCTCTACTACTGAGCTACATTCCTCATAATACGACAAAAGTACTTGTGGTGCAAGGGAGATTCGAACTCACCGAACCCGCAATGGGAATTGATTTACAGTCAATCTTCTTTAACCGCTTGAATATCGCACCATTTATGGAACATATACCGATTCCACCTCGTTGCCCCAAGTGGATTCGAACCACTAATGACAGAACCAAAACCTGTAGTGTTGCCATTACACCATAGGGCAATTTAGTACTGCATAAAGGATTCGAACCTTTGAATACCAGCGTGAAAAGCTGGCGACTTAACCACTTGTCTAATGCAGCATCTAGGGATTCTCACCCTAATTAGAGTTTCCTTGTTATAGTCTAGCTGGGCTGGGTAACATGGAACCCCTGCCGTAAACTCCTAAGTCTTGACTTATTATGGTAGAAGCGACCTCATTTAAGGCCATCTGTTTCAAACATGATGCAAAGATAAGCATTTTTTCTCAAACTTGCAAATGTTTTAGTGTTTATTTAAATTCTTTTGATGATTTTTGCATCACTTATCCTTGCGAAGAATACCACAGAGAGTTTCTATAAACTTCTTTGCGTCATCACCCTTGATTTCGATGACATTGGAATTTCCATCAGGAGCATCCTCGCCTTTCTGTTCCTTATCCAAACGCTTACGAAGAGCCAAGTCTGGATTCTCAACCAAGATAGAGTCCAAAGCATAATTGCAAATGCGGCTTGCAAGCTCCTCGTTACCATTCGCATCACGCACAAACTCATTCTTGCCTTCAAGAATATCCATAATCTCGTTGTACTCTTCGGCATTCTCACAATTACGTGAGAGCATACCAATTACCTTGTAACGGTCAATCTCAAAGCTGACCTTTAATTTGTCTTTATTCATTCTTTCTATCTTTTATTAATTAAACATTATACCAAAAAAACCTTTCATAATAAAGTCCTCCCCTTACCTCATACCGGATAGCGTCTGACTCTTTGCAAAGCTGACGGATTCGCATATACAAACGTTTGTCAAGCTCTTCTTCAAACAAAAGAGACAATTCCTTCCAATTGTCAACGACTGGTGCAAACCAAGGATACTGCTCCTTCACAGCTTGTAGCTCATCCAAGGTTACGTGTCCGTATTCTACCATGTCATAGCATCTACGGAAGTCACTATTGTCTTTAGGAATATTCAAATCTTTCTTTCGCTTTACACCCATCAATGCACTCCACATAGTCATTGAAGAGATACCTGTATCACAAGTGGCTACCCACTCTATCATTCTTTGCTTGTTCATCTTCTTTTATATTAATCACGCTAAGTCTCTTTATTAACTCTTCACATGCTTCTTTAGTTAAGATGCACTTCTTGGAGTCTTTAATACCAATAATCTGTTCACGAATATCAGCATCCGTGTCGTACACCTCCTGTAGCTTTTTCTGAAACTCTATTACGTCTTCGTTGGAAAGTTTACCTTTCTTCTCAACAATCTTGTTTGTAATATCGTTGTAAACACATTCGAGTTCATTACATAAACGAGCTTCAACCTTCGTTAGTATTGAGTGTACAAAGGTATCATAAAGTCTTTCCATTTTGTAATTCCTTTAAAAGTCTACTTTCTTTATTCTCAATACGAGCCTTTAAGATACTCTTGAATGCCGCATCCATCGCATCGTATCTGCTTGAATATTCCTTGCTATCCGTATGACACAAGCCTTCCTCTACACACCATGATGTAGTTTGCCAACAGAACTTTCCTTTCGAGACATTTGCGACACAAATATAATAACCGAAATGCTCTAAAAGCCAATCAAGCACCATATCATAGCTTGGAGCGGATATTGCCGGATGCTTACTACTCAACTTTAATGCAGCAGAAAACTCAATATTGGATTTCTCCCACTCGGAATTGGAGTAAGCAATATAACTGCCGTAATGCTCACTATATTTTCCACCCTTACGAATACCACCCTTTGCTGTCCAAGGGCTGGCGTAAGCCCAAAATTCGGCTATCTTCTCATCGTAGCCAACCTCCTTCAGAAGCTTGGCTATCTCAAAAGGAACTACCTTTGGTTTTACCGTATGCCTATTTGCCATTATCCAACTCTTTAATTTCTTGCCAATGCGTTACTGGTATCCCGATGTAATTACAAAACTCATACTCTGCGGTTTTTACTGACGGGTCGTTACTTCGATGACAAAACCACATATCCTTATCCTCTTCATTAGTGACAAGAACTTCTTCACCGAACTCCGGCAAACGCTCCTTAACCGAAATCCAATCAGACTTATCCGCTTCATCATATGCTTGTTTAAGCAAAGGAAGAACCTTATCCAAGTCTTCGAAATCCGGTACGACTTCATTAACTCGCAAGATTGCTTGACCTAACAAGCTCTTAATCTTTTCTCTGTCCATTGCTCTTCTCGGTTTGTTTCTCTAAGTCTTTTAAATCTACCTTCTCAAATCGAGGAACTGGCTTACCATCTACCTCAACATTACCAAAGAACATTTCCTTTGGTCGCACCCAAACTTCATGCTGTCCGCACACTGCTTGATACGCAACCTTAGCTTCAGAAGTCTCGCTATCAGTAACCTCACCAAGGTACTCATAGAAATTGCCCTTATAGTGTCGGTAAATCGGCTTACTGAATCCACCATGCAGCCAATCGGCTTTGCCGTTGATTTTCACGTACTCCCTTACCGCATCGCACTTACAGGACTTATTCAGCTCTTCTACCCAATCAAAGAAAGCTTGTTTGTCCTTGATCTCTTCACTTGATACCATGAAGAGATAAGTGCAAAGAAGCATCTTACCTGCATCAGTATCATATTTCTTGTTCACCTCTTCAGCTAATTGCATCATAGGTGTATCTAAGCGATAATTCCAACTCATAATCTATCCTTTCTTACTTTTAAGATTTGCCAAATCCTCTTTCAAACGCAGATGGAAATTATCTTCTCCATCATCACCGGAAAGAAGCCAATCAATTCTTTGGGCATAAACCTGAGCTTTCTTCAGAAGTTCAACGCCCTTCTTAAATTCCTTGATAGTCTCTTTAGACAAGCCGTATTTGTTAGGCATCGTATGATGATGCTTTCTAACATACTTGTCTTCATCCTCCTCCAACCATCGGTCTTCGAGAAAACACCTTTCATCTTCCTCATCCAATGGATGACCATCAATATAATCTTCTATCTTTGTGTATATGTCAGCAATCCGATACTGAGCATAATCAAAACGTCCACCACTCATCGTATATTAATTTCAGAAGTCCTTACTTCCACTAAAATATTATTTCTAATTCAATTTTGCCATTTTAACGCCTCTAGGTTACCTTTTTTTTCTTCTAGAGCACAATAATTACGTATAGCTCTTAAAACACTCGCCCTTGTTGGATTAAGATTGAATTGATGTGCAATTTCTGATATAATAGAAGATATGTGACAATAAATTAGATTATCCATCGTCCCATCATACTTTATTTTCTCTGTAATTTCTTTAAATACTTTTGCCTCCTTCATATTCCACGTCAATCCCAAATCGTTAACAAAGTTTTCCAATTCTGTTAAACTTTTTCTTCCAAAGTTCAGAATGTTCACAAAATCTTTTTTAGAATGCACAACTATGTCACAAACTGTATTTATATTATTTGACCGCAAACAGTTTTTGCAACGAACCGAAAGATTACTATCTTCAATACGTTGTACAAAGACAGAAGACAACACATCATCAATCTTTACTCTGCTGTACACATCTAACATAGCATATTTCTCTTTCAACGCAATCTTCACATCTTGTAACAATGCTATTTCCTTTTCTAAATCTTCTCTTTCTCTTCTTAGGGCACTCATTTTCTCTTTAAATGATTCAAAATGCCACATACCATATTCTATTTTACGGAAACCACAACGAACACTTTCTCTGACGTATGCTTCTGTGACGCCTTTCTCCTTTGCTATATCGACAATCTTTCTTCCACAGAGAAACATTACAAGAATCTCATGAAGTTTTTCCCTGTTACCAGTGAAGTACGCCAACATCCCAGAAATATCTCTACTCAAACTATTATATGAAAAGAATTTTACATCAAACTTTTCTGCCAATATTCTTTCATATTTCTCATTTAGCTTGCCTTCACTTTCCTTTACCTTATTAATAGCATCATCCAAATGTTCTTCAGACACCGACAACATCTTGTACTTCTCGGAATACTTCTTGACATCATCAGCATTCACCCAAAAGCGTTTACTGCTCTTATCATTGTAGCCTCCAAGCAAGCCCTTGTTAACCCAGTTCGTAATCGTCTGAGCAGCTACACCTAAGTATGCAGCAGCTTCATTTCTTGTCATTTTCTCCATCTTTTCAATTTTTATTCAACTTTTGAAAGCAAACACCCCCATCCCCGAAGGGATGAGAAGTGTAAATCTCACCTCGAAAGGTGGTTGTGCGCCCATCGCCAATGTTATAGGATGGTTTCTTGTCCGCAGCACCGCAGCTTTCGCCACTTTTAACCACGAACCGCAGAGGGCAGAACTTGGACGGACATCCTGACGTGCCTATGCATTCATCCCTAACGTAGCTCCCTATTCCATTCGGGGCTGAGGCTAATCCGCTCCGGACGATTGAATGGATAATCGCTTAAACCTAATCAAAGGCTTCCGGAACTTGAATATGCTTATTCTTAATTTGTATTATATTTTATCCTTCCACTTTCTTGCATTGAGCTAAGTCTATCGCATACGCCCAACGCTTAGGGACAAAAGACATCGTAGGCTCAAATCTATTTGCACGTTCAACACATACATCTTGCGTCCGGTAAATCAACCCGTCTGAGCCTTTTACCTGCAACTCAACTAGAATTGTGTGGTCTAGCATCGGGAACTTATCAATATCATGCCAGACTTCACCACCTTCAATGAAGGAAGGCTTAATATGATTAATCTTTTTTGCCATCACTTACCACATATAAAATGGTTTGACTTATATTCGCTAGTTATGGTCTCGCAACTACCAAAGCACCACAAATCCCTGGATTGCTCCTTGTGTAACCTTGATGACTTTATATAATAGCCATTGTTGACATCATAATGCTTACGTACCATGATATTGTCGTTTACCACTCCAACCTCATCATCAGTAATTACATAGAACAAACGCCCATCGCTAAATGCTTTCAAGCCTTTGTACACTCCGTTAGAGACAACCATCTTTTCATAGCCGTTCGTCTCCCAGTTGGCATAATCCCAGATGGTTTCCAAATCATCATCATTCAGAAGATTATTATCAATAATAACCTTGCCGATAACCTTGAATTTGCCATCTTGCATCATTGCCTCAACGACAAATTCATCGGCAGCGTTGAAATCGCTAATCTCTATGGGTCTCATAATACTTATGCTTTATGTTCTCGTAAATCACTCTCTTTGCTGCCTTTGCCCTTCTGTTATTATCAGAAAATACATCATCATACAAAGACATATCTTCACTCTCAAAAGCCACATGCTCACCTTTATAGCAAGCATCAAAGCGGCATCCTTTTTCAGACTTAGCCGCAGTAAACTTTATCTTACCAAACTTAATCTGCATAAGCCCTAACCAAGAAAAAATATTAATGATACTATTTCAAGAGCAAACAGAAGCGTTAATGCATTCTCAATCGTGAAAACCTTTTTCATTTTTTCAATACAGTTTTACGTGTGTCTCACGTTCTAAATTTATAATGTAAGGGGATTTTATATCCCCTTTATTGTTCTTACTTCAAAACTCGATAAGTTTTATCGAAATCGTTAAAACTCTTCAGATAACCCTTTTCGGTCAAAGAATTTAAGATTTCTCTCAACTCATCCTTGGTATTATCCAAATCGAAATCATACAAGTCTTCAAAAGTGAAGTACTTATTACCTCCGATTACGTCAGCCATCACTCCGATGTTGCCATAAACCATTGTCTCTTTCTTACTCAATCTAGTATTCATAACGAATCACAGTTTTTACGGTGTGTCTCACCTTTTTAAAATTAGTAACCTTGTTTCTTAATTACGATGCAAAGATACAAAGAATATCCGAAATATGCAAATTATTTAATGTATTCCTTTTATCTTTTAACGCTTATTATACACTTATGCGAAAAATTAACTTTCTGTAGCAGAAAAAGCCAAAGAATCCACCATTTCGTTATACATATTACCTCTATGAGCCTTTACCCAATGGTATCTTATCGTCTTGCCTTTCGCTACCTTATTATATATAGGCTGCAAATCTCCTAACTTGTAAGCCTGTATTCTTTCGATAGCTACTTGGCAATCCACATATACATCAACAGAACATGAAAGAGGGCAATCACCCAATGCATGAATGACCGCCCTTATTTCGGCTCTCACCGAATCGTTCACTTTAGCTGTGACAAAAGTATATTTCCCACTTTTGATAATAACTCCCTTATGAAGCACAAGCCAGCCACAACCACACTTTTCTTTCTTACTAGAACCATCGGCATACACCTCGTAGCGCACACCTTTAGCCTCATCAGCAATCATCTGAGCAACAACCTCCAAAGAATCATTGCTCATCACCTTGGCTATTTGCTTGGCTTTCTTCTTCATAAACGATTAAATCAAACCTCGTTCCTTGAACTCATTCATCAATGGTGTTGCCAAGACTTCAATATCTGGATGAGGCTTTCCGGTCGTACCAAGACTTCTCAGCTCGAAGAAATGCTTCCAATCGCTCACAAATGCGGTATGAATCAACTCCGTGTTGGTATCAAGAGGAAGTATTGTTCTCGCATCCTGTGGCTTAAGACCATCATCCTTGACCAAAGACAAATACATCATTTCGCATACTCTATTAGCAAACCACCATTTTTCTACTGGACTCCAATGCTCATAACTACCGATGTTCTTTGATAGGTCAACAAATGTTCCACCATCGAAAGACAATGGATTAACCGCATCATCAACGCTAACCCACTTTGGTTTGTTGATAGCAATCTCGCCTCCGAACTTATCCTTACTATAGTTGCAATATCGGGTGCTTTGTTCCGCTACGGAATCAACACGATGCCTGTTAGCCTCTCTACTTACCGCAATCTGAGTAGTAAAGCGGACGGTTATTCGTTTCTCATGCCATTCCGTAGGCTCGCAGATATAGTCCAAGTCGTCAAACCATTCATTCTCAACTATCACTCTGTAGTTGGTCGTAATAAAGTAATCGTTACCTATCTGCATCACCTTGGAATACTTGTTCTCACGATAGTGCTTGACCAACAAAGATTCAGGTACAAAGAAGTCATTATCGTAAGCAACATGGAGATAGATTGTTCCATGCTCGCACATGGCAAGATGGTTGCTGCTTACCATACGCTCAACGAAAGGCTTTGCGCTGTCTTTGTCTATCTTCATACTTGACGCATAACATGTGCGACCACACAGCTCTATCTGCTTGTAAACTCCATCCATCCCCTCTCCTTGGGATAGGATTTCATATTTTGGTTCTAATATCTTCATGTCCTTATAAGTTTTGAAATCGACTACAAAGATAACTATTATATTCCACTCTACCAAAAATTAGCACTCAGTTTAACAACACTTATCTATATTGTGAAAAACAAAGTAATACTCTACAACAAATAATAAGAAGGAGAGTGCGTCACGCATTCCCCTCCTGCTTTAAACATGGCACATATTAAGTTCACAATCTACTCATCTTGTCTTTCAATTCGTGTATATCATTGAATGCTTGCAACATAGGCTTATGCCATCGCTCTTGTCGCTCATCAATCGACTGCAAGTACATCAAGCTTTGGGCAAGAATGGTTCTTCCCTCATCAACGGCTAACCAAATATTTCCTACATTTCCCATAATGGTATTCACGCTAGCCGTCAATAAGCTGCCCTCTGTACCACCATCACGAGCCGCAATAGCATCCAACTTGGTATTTATGAGCTTTGTTTCCTCATACGTTCCCTCCGTGGCGATCTGCACCGCTGTAAAACGGCCATTCAACTCATCGCCTGTGTCTTGACTCATAGATTCAAAAGAACCGGAAGAAGCGGACTGCTCGTAAGATTGCTTGTAACCCGTTATTTCGGCTACTTCATCTCTAATCTTCAGTCCTTCTTGAACCATTTCATCATACTTTTCCTTCAAGGCAGTTATATCCGTCTTAGACAATTTGCCGCCATTTGCCTTAGCTCGTTCCGTCCACTCATCATAGAATGCTTGCATATCATTACCCAACAAATCATCTACCTTAGCTTTCAGAACGGCTTGCATAAGCATCTTGGAGAAATTATCAGAGAAGTCCTGAGCAGAGGAATTCATATCCATCAAAGTATCTATGAACTCGCTCTTCAAACTATCGAAAGATATTTGTGTCAAACTTTCTGCAAGGTCATCAGCAATATCCTCTAATGTTCCTGCCTCAGCCGCATAGTCTTTCAACTTTTCAAGAACTCTATCTCCATAGCCACCCTTACCTGTATTCTTAATAGCCTCAACAACATCTGGATTCTGCAAAATGGCAGCTGCTTCATCAGCAGATTGCAAGTCGTTAAGATTACCATTCCATTGTCTGCCTATTGCATCGGACACCTTTTTGATTTGCTCTTGCGAAAATCCTCGAAAATAAGCGTTAAAACTGTGATGAGAGCCATGATAACCCATTTGCGCCTCCATGATACTCTTTAGATTTTGCTCTTTCTCCTTTTGAAGGTTTTCGGCTTTTTGCGCATCCTCTACGGCTTTAATACCACTATTCTTGTCTATGGAGTCTCGTAACTTGTCTATAGCATCCGTCAAGATTTCATTTCTATCCGTCAATTTGTCTATAGTCCGGTTTACTTCTTTTGCGTTTCCACTAACTCCAAACAAACTATTGAAGCCACCAAACGATATTGTATTGAGAATATTGCCAATACCGCTTATCAAAGACCCTCCTATCTGTGTGATAAAATCACCACTTAGGATATTCTTCAAGATTCCACTTATAGCATTAAAAACAGTGTCAAGAAGGTTGCTAATCAAAGTTCCAATACCATCTTTCAAAACATCAAGTATCTTCAAGATGGCAGATACGATTTGACCTATAAATCCAGCTTGTGATAATCCTTCGCTTAGAGCTTTTCCTGCATCCTTTCCAGCATCTGCGGCTGCATCTGCGGCTTCCTTGCCCATATCCTTCAGACCATCTGCCGCTTTCTTAGCCTCACTCAAAGCTTTCAATCCGTCAATTCCACCTTTAAGTTGATCGAAACTATCCCAAAGAGCTTCCAAATCAGATAATCCGGAATTTGAAAGGAACTCATGGATAGCGGAAATCGGTTGCGTCACATTCTGTGTCGTTTGAGCCAACTTCTGACCACTAGTACGAACTTTTGTGTTAGCCGTAACAATCTTCTTTCCGGACTCCGCTAACTGGCCTTGAACTTTATTCAAGTCTTCTTGTAGCCTTGTTTGCTCAGCAACATTACCCGACTTTTTCGCATTCGCTATCTGATTTTGTAAATCCTTAATGCGAGGTATAAGCTTGGTTTCCGTTTCCGTATATTCCTCTTGTGCAATTTTCGCATTCTTCAGAGCCTCCTGATAAGCTATAACGTCCCTTGCAAGGTCTTTCCAACCCAAATCACTTGTATTGCCAATCGAATTACGGATATTCTGCATAGCATCAACGATACTCTTCTGCTGGTCTGCTCCCAAATTTTGAAACTTATCCGTACCTACGAACTTATCCAGATCTGCTAATAAAGGAACAAGCGCATCCTTCATAATGCCACCAACATTTCCGAAGACTTGATACCAATCTATCTTCTGCATAATAGCACTAGCCTCAACCGAATCCGTCTCTTTCTTCTGCTCTTCTTTCAAAGACTTTATCTTCCATTGCTTGCTTGAGTCCGAATCCGTAGAGTTTTCAACCTCGCTAATCCTCTTAGCATAATCGGCAGCAATAGCTAACTTCTGCTCCTGGAATGTGCCATAAGTCTTCAGATAATCGTACATGCTTTGCGCTTCTTTAGCAAGTACATCCTCATTCTGCTTTACCGCCTTATCCCGAATTGCATTCATCTGATTAGCAACACTCATGCCTATGGTCATATTCATGCCATTGACCTTAACCGGATTACCCTTGCTATCCTTCATGGTTTCATTCAAAACCTCATTCTTATACTCTTCATCGGTTTTGCTCTGTTTCCACATATTAGCCTTACGACCCTTGCCGGAATTAACCCAAACAGCTTGGTCACGTTTTTTTCTAGCCTCAACCAATTTGTCTATACCTTCTTCTACCGCTTTTTTCTCCTTATCGGCATTCTCGGTAATCTGAGCCAATTCCTTGCTATAACCCTCATTCATCGCATTGATGCGATTTTTGGTCATATCTTGGATAGCTTTCTCCGAATAGGATGAAATAGACTTGGAATAGTCCTCCTCAGCCTTTCGCTTATTACCAGCCTTTGTCTCAGCATCATTCCTAGCCTTTTCAGCATCCCTAGCCGCTTTCTCTCTTGCCTTCTTCTCCTTATCTATCTCCTTTTGGCTTTTCTTCGGCTTACTTTCGATGTTGTTACCTCTTGCTTGCATCATAGCCAATTCGTTTGCGACCTGTTCGTAAGTCTTATATTGACCTCCAACTTGAAGAACATCCCCTTTTTTGTGTCCATCAAGCCAATTCTTTCTCGCAGCCATACTCGCTTTCAACTGAGACTGAGACATATTCTTAATCCATGCAGGAAGTTCACTATCATCATAGTTAACCTTAATATCAAGATGCAACTTTCTACTGCACAACTTTATTGTCTCTTGGATTTCACTATTCAAATCCTTGAAGCTCTTCTTTGCATATTGATTTTTCAAAGCTTGTTCCTCTTGCGCATAAGTCAACTTAGATGTGGCTTTTCTCGCACGTTCTGCGGCATTGACGCTATTATTTATAGAATCAACAGTACCATCCAACTCAACTCTGTTGCTAACAAGCCCATCAGTAAAGTCGTTTATGTCAGGAATCATCTGAGCCACCTCAGAACGGCTATGGTGCATATTTTCGAGATAAGTTCCTATTTTTACATTCAACTCCCCTTGTAATTGAGAATATTGAGCATTCAATGCGTTGTACACCTTTAAATCTCCACCACAAGCATTCATCTCCTTTCGCAGTTCAGCTAACTTGTCTATGTCATCCTGACTTACGAGACTTCGAATAGTACCCATTTCTACATCAGACAACTTATCATCTATAGAATCTTTAAATGAGCTGAAAGATGAATCATTTGAAGAATTATAATTATCATAAGCCTCCTGCAATTGATTTGCACGCTCCATTTCAAGAGAACGCTTTTCAATAATACCGATAAGTTCTTCTTCATGCGCTTTTAACTCATCAGCTTGCTCACTCATGCTTTGAGACTTCATTTTAGTTTCATCCAATTTTATCCCATATTCTTCATAAGCAGACTTCAATTCATTTATTGCATCCTTATGGTCTTCTGCCTTGCCATTATTCAAAACTGCAAACAAGGAACGAACCTTATTACTAGCCTCAGCAGCCTTATTACCCATGTCTTGAGTCTTCTTAGCAACGTCTTCCTCACTACTTCCAAACATCGCAAAAACAGACATAGCGGTTGTTAACAAAGTAAGGATGGTAGTTAAAGGATTTGAAAGCATTGCAGCCCACAATTCCTTCATGCTTACCGTCACGGCATTAGTCGCCCATGTTAACACATTTTGAGCTAAGGCTAGCCCTTTTGTGCCAACAGATAATATAGAGGTAACAAGGGAATTCCGTTCCTTTGCTCCTGTATTCACGTTCTCGGACGTTGTATTTACATTAGTAGCCGCAGTATTAGCTGTCTTTGAAGTCGAGTTTGCCGTATTAGCAATAGTTTCCGAAGAAGTAGCATTTGCATTAGTACTTTTTGCGGTTGCATTGCTAGCTTCAGAAGTCGTATTAGCTTGTGTAGCAGTAGTTGCCGCCTCCGTAATGCTAATCTTACCATCCTCTATATCTATTCCTTGCTGAACAATATCTCCAATTTCATCTGCCGCTGCTCCTGTCTCTTTATAGACCTCGGTTTCATTCTCTTCGGCTTCTGTCAACTTCTCAGTCGTAGTCTGAAGTTCCTGTTGGATAGCCTTACGCTTTGCGTTAGAACTTTCGTATTCCTCATCCGCTTGCTGACGCTTTTGCATCAGCTCTTCCAATTTCGCTTGTTCAGCCTCGTATTGAACTATTGAACTATTTTCGTTATCCGAAAAAGAATCCGCATAGCCACCAAATGAAGTCGTATCAACCACCCCATTATCATAGACCAATTCCTTTTCTTTCTGTTCTATGATTTGCTGCTGCTTTTTTATTTCCTCATCAAGTTGAGCAAGGACTATTCTCTTTTCACGAGCCTCATCCATCGCTTTATCGTAACTCTCTTGCTGCAAGTCTACTTTCTTCTGTAAGGCGTTAGTTTCCAAAAGAGCCTTACCATAAGCGGTTTCATTTGCCTTGGCTATTTTTTGTTTAAGGTCTGCCTCAGCCTTTGCTTGTTCCGCAGCCTTATTTGCAGCCGCGATGTCGGCTTCTTGCGATTTTTTTGCACGCAACTCTTCTTCTGCGGCTTCTTTGGCGTTTACCGCATTTTGCCATTGGAGTTGTTCTTTCTCCGCAAGTCTTGTCTGCTCAACCAAGAGGTCACGCTTCAACTGGAGTTGTTTAGCCATTTCTTCACTAATCAACCCCTCTGACTTCGCTAATTCTATCTGCTTAGATATACGTTTCTCCGTTTCATCATCACCGATATTTTCGGTATCGGACAAAGCATTCCCCAACTCATTATAACGGCTTGCCTTATAATCTTTTGTATCTTTTCCGTTAAGATGTCGGTAATCATTTTCCATTTCCTTGAACTGAGCCATTTTCTCATCAAGTCCCTTGGAAAGTTCCAAAGTTTCCATCTGTTCCTTTGCAGCAGATTGTTGCTGAGTGACAAGCATATCACGTTTAAGTTGCAATTGCTCTGCCATTTGTTGGGTTATGATTCCATCAGTCTGAGCCTCTTTGATTTTAAGAGACACAAGTTCCTCAGCCTTATCCGTACCCAACATATCTGTATTAGAAACAGCCTTATTCAAATCCGAAAGTCTTTGGCTCTTATATTCGGATGTATCTTTTCCGGTGTAGGAATGATACAATTCAGCTTCATCTTTGTACGCTTTTATCTTTTCGTCAAGATTACTTGCAATACTATCAAGTGTAGCTTTGTTTTGAGCTTTTTGGATGGATGCTGCCGCCATCAGACCTGCCTTATATGTGCCTACGGCTACCGCAGCCGAGCCAATAACTTTAACGACCGTCTCCCAATTATCAACCAAAGACGAAATCAAGTCTAAACCAGTACCAAATATTCCTTGCGACTTCTTGCCGAGTTCGTTAAACATCTGGTCAACGCTATCGCCAATGTTAGACCATTTTCCTTGCAAGGTTGTGGATTGCTTTTCCATCAGACCTCCAAACTTGCCGCCCTCTTCGGTCATGTTGATGATAGCTTTCTTCACCAAATCTGCTCCGACCTTTCCATCTGTAACCGCTTGCTGAACCTCTTGGGTTGTCTTGCCCATGATTTTACCAAGCTCCTCAGCCATCGGAATGCCTCTTCCCATGAACTGACGCAAGTCCATCGTGTACATGCGACCTTGGCTCATTGTTGTACCATACAAATACACCAAATCGCCCAAAGGAACGTTCAAACCAGCCGAAATATCACCAAGGTGAACAAGAATGTCATTAACTTCATTAGCTGCCGTACCATAAGCCAACAACTGCTTCGCTCCATTCGTTATCGAACTCATATCGAAAGGAGTTTTCGCAGCCGTTTGAACGAGTTGGTTCATCAACGCTCCAGCTTTCTGCTCACTACCAAGCATTGTAGTGAATGAAATTTCAAGTTGCTGGAATTGTGAACGAACATTAAAAATGTGTTCTGCCAATTGCTCAAAGCCCAAACCACCGACAAGACTCATCGCTAATTGCTTGGCATCACCACCGAGACGATTGAATAAAGATGTTGCACCCTCACCGACAGTAGGAACTTTCTTCATTTCCTCAATCATTCCGGCAAAGGCATCAGTCATCACCTTTACGTTATCTGTAGTCGCATTAGAAGAACCCGAATAGCGAACATACTCTGCTTGCATGTTTTGCAATTCGATTCTTGCCTGCTTACCTAATCCGGTTAGATTCTCATAACGCCTTTTCTCATCATTGAGTATTGTGGAGTTTTCGCTTATATCACGATTTAGGATTGTTGAAGTGCCTACATCTAAGCCTCCTTTACGAAGTTTAGACTGCATCTTTGCAATCTCGGAAGAAAGCCTTTCAATCTTTCGCCTAGATGCGTCTGCTTGCAGCTCGAAAGAATAAACCTCTCTTGTAAGATTCTGCATTTTCTTGGCATAATCACTACTCATCACCAAAGCATAGCGAGACATTGCGGAACTAAGCTCTGTCACCTTTTGCTTTTGCTCTGCATATTTGTCCGTCAGGTCTTGAACAACCGCCTTATCTGTCGCCTTTGTTGTTTTCTGTAACTCACCACGCAATCTTTCAAGCTCTTGCTTGGCTTGCTTGATTTGGTCGAAATTCGCTTTGATATTAAATTCTAACTGTGCCATCCTTATATGATTTTATTGGCAAAATTAGCTAATAATCAAAGGAATAACGAAAGAATAAAGGTGTGCTATTTCACAAAAAATTTAAGTGCAAAGAATAATGTCTAGATACAAAAAAGCCTTCCACATTCACATGCAGAAGGCTCGGTTGTTTACTTATTTTTCTTCTATATATAAAGACCGTCAAATCACGACAGCCTGTAATTCTTTTGAAATTCCATGTAAGCAATCAAGAATTTGCTGCTTACGTTTTTTGCTAGGCTCATGGATTCCCATTGCATACTGACGCATCAGAGAAGCATTAATGCCAGCTTTCTTTGCGACACCATTTATATTCAGATATGAAAAATAATCGAAGAAAGAACCTATATCATACCGGAACTCAAACACCAATTCAGGCATTTGCTTTCCCTCTTCTTCAAGAAGCTCTTTAATCTCTTCCTTTGCTACAAAAATATCATCCATCGCTTGTTTTGCAGAGTTGCCAAATCCGACTAGATGGAAGTCTGGAAATTTATCCACCATATAGCAAGAAAAATTCTTTTCTTCTTTACACTTTTCTACTTGTATAATTACCTTTGTTGCCATAATTCCGATTCTAAACTTTAAAAAGAGGTCTTAAACTCATATCAACTTCTTGCTATATAAGCGAAAAATTGCTGGGCTTAAAGCCCAAGCAATCTTTCAAGAATACTGTCGTAAGTCTTTCGAGAAACTTCACGACTGCCGTGCCGTGGCACTGGACATTTAAGTTTTGTTGTTGGACTAAACCAAATGTCGTGATTACCACCATGCCGAACCACATAGCAACCTGCTTGGGTCAGCTTTCTCACTAATTGACTAGTCTTCATCATATATAATAGAAGAAATTAATAAATAAGTAAAAGACCTCTTTTGTCCTTAAGACAATGCAAAGATATAACTTTTTTGTTATATATGCAAATAAAAGGATAACTTTTTTGTTATATTAACCTCAATTAACAAAAAAAGAGCCACCCCGAAGGATGGCTCACTATACTGTACTATACTTTACTATACCATACTGCACTTTACCCTACTACACTAGACTTCACCGCACTCCACTACACTTCACACCACTTTTCTGTTGTACACTGCACTTCATTTAATGACTTCTAGCTTATAAAGCTATTGCCTTATGTATAAACGTAGCTACCAATATCGCTAATGTAGAGAATGCAATATGGAAGCTACAAAACCATTTCTGATTTCGTTTGCAAAGGTAAGCATAATTTCCGAAACAAGCAAATTATTTAATGTATTTCTTTATTCTTTTAATCTTTATTTTCTTTTAGAAACTTATTTTTAAAATTACACCTTATTATAATCATAACAAAGTAAAGCTCCATAGCTAATCTGATAATTTATTAAGATTATCCTTTAAGTCTATGAAAACATAATCCTTTGCCGTTATTTTTATAACTTTTGTTTTTGCTTTTGGGTAGTCCAACAACCCCTCTCCCCAAACATCACATAATGTCAACTTTACACGTTCGCTTCCATGCAACTCTTCAATCAAGACAGTCTTTGATATTTCATCATCAAGCTCATAGAGTTTGCTAAACAAGGAAGATACGTTTTCAGAATACTCTAAAAGCGTTCCGGTTGGTCTTTTTGTTAAAGATTTGATTTTTTCAATTATCTCTAATTCTTTTTCAAATTTTTCTACTAATTGCTTGTCTGACTCTTCGTTTTTTGCCAATAAAGACAAATCACTTGCCATTTTGTTTACACAGCTATCCACTCTTTGAAAAGACCCGACCTTATCATAAAAAGACCATCTCCAAGACATTGCCTTAGAAAAATCATCGCAACTTACGATTTTATTACTCATGTTTATTGCCACTTCGTTTTCTATTGAGCTATTCCAATTCGTAATAAAATCAGCTGTTATAAATTTTAGTCCATATATAAGGCGAATCGAAGACATACGTATATCTTTAGCCTTAGACTTGCAAATAGCAGCATTCTCTGCCTTCACTTGGTTGGAATGGTACACGTAGCCACCAATTCCGCCACCTATCACAACGATAGCTACGATGATGGCAATTATCACTTTCTTCTTCATAATCACATTTATTTAAACTGTTAATATCCTAAGTTTACGACACTCCAAGAGCCATCACTATTCTTCTTGACAACACCATGCAAATCTACGAATTTTTTCTGACCACCATAGGTTGAACGTAAAGAATAAGAAACAGTGACCTCACGTCCACTAACGCTTTCTTTCTTCACCTTGAATACATTGGAGCTTTCCGCACCTACGGAACTTGAAGCATTGCTAACATTCCACTCTTTTTGAAGAGCATCCTCTATTGAATACAGGTCTTCATCCGAAACATACACATCGGTCTCACTAGAAGAACTGATAGCATTTGCTTTTTCGTATTCTCTTGGGTCTTCACGCTTCCCATCTCTCACGATATATACATAATGACATGATTTCAAGTCTTTCACTATCAACGATTCCAAATTCCAATCTTTAGGATTCCTATAAGGAATTGAGACTTTCATATCATACGCAAATTTCCCATTTTTTCCTTCCACAACACCCTCTACAGTTCCTTTATCACTAAAGCTACCATTCTGATCATTATAACCCTTATTGTTATAAAACTGACTATCAATCACCTTATAGCTTTTGCCAAAATATTTTTTTAAAACCAAGTCACGTTTTGGCATACAGGAATCCTTGGATATAGCTCGTATTTCATGCTGTTCCCACTCTTCAGCTATCATCTTGTCTCTTTCAGAGGCAACCTTTATTGCGTAACCACAAATGACAACAATTACTGCAATAATGGCTACGTAAGCAATTTTCTTCATAATCACATTTATCTAAATTGTTAATATACTAACTTTACAACACTAAACCTGTTAATTCGTTTATTTACGAATTGGATGTATTCCTATGATACGTTCGACATCTTTATCGAAGAATACTTCATATCTTGTACATTTTCTATTTTTGTCTATATACGCACCATTAATCTTATCAGGAGAGATAACAACATAATAACCACATAATTCTGTATGATTATTAATCATGCCAATCTCATCAGCTTTTTCCAACAGATTTTTTGCATTTTGCTCTTGTCTTTGTATCTCATTATAAACATAATTGATATTACTACTAGACAAATACATATTCCTAGACAGCGAGTCGTTGCGCCACAAACTATTATAAGCAACCATAACCATTTCGGCAGAAGCAGGATTGCATTGAAATTCCTCTAACTTCTCTACATTGGCGCACTCAAACCCTCTTGCCTTAATAAGGGCATCTGCTTTGTTTTCCTTTGATGTGCAACTAGTCAACATGAGCACAACAAAAGAAATAAAATATAAGACCTTCTTCATATTCTAGACATTTAATAATATATTTACATTTACTTCTTATCTATCTCTTAGAAGAACAAACACTTTTGCGCTAATTTTCAATGACTTGTATTTTTATTACAAAAGTATTGTTATTTTACATTTCGGCTTCATTATACTCATAATCCCAGAGGAACAACTTGCCTTTGACGTTTCTAATCGGCTCATCGAACAATTTAGCATTCTTCAAGAACCAATGATATTGGAAATCTTCAGCAAATGCATCCGGATAAGCCTCATGAAATTGAATATCATCCAACTCTACACTGCCGATAATGGCTGACGTTGGCAAGTCTTTGAAGTCCGGAATAACAATACCATGCTCTTGGCAATATTTCTTCATTGCGCTCTCCTGCCATCCGTCAAGTTTTTCAGGTTTAGCTTGACTAGCATGAATAAGGAAACGACCACGGAACTTTCTATTCCATGTTCTATTCTCAATGGTCTTGCAGCCGATAGCGATTAACCAAGCATACGGCTGACGAATTGATAATACTTTCATAAGCTCATTGTTTTATTATTTGCATCCGCAAAGGTAACAAAAACCTTCGAGAAATACAAGGAAACTCTAATTTATTTTCATGTTTTCTAAAAATAATCTTGAAATAGCTTGCATCCTTAAGGCGGTAAGAGGTTAAATCCTCTTCCGTCTTTTCTTTCTAATTCTGTCCCAATCCGGTTTAAGCACATCCATCGTGCCGACCATCGCCTTGTACTTGTCGCCAAGTTCGCCCTCGTTCATAGATGAACGGAAAGTATATATCTTGTATCGTTCATGCTCAGGAACATATAATCCCACCATCAAGGAACGGACTCCATCTACCTCCTGCTCCGGTGCTATCAATACAAGCCCCTCGTTCATGCTTTCCAACTTGAAAATCTTTGAGGTGACAACCTCATAATAGTCTAGTATATTCATATTCTTGTCTCCTATAATTAGTTTGTACGTTCAAGCACTTCAATATACTGAATAGAGCTACAATCAATATATTTACGTGTAAACACTACTGTACTTCCACTCCCAATCATAAGTGTTCAGTTCTTTGTATTGCAATTGAAAGAGGTTTCACCACCAACACTATTGAAGTCGAAACTTATCTTTGCTCCACCTACCAAGTTGATATTTCCTCTAAGACCTTTATTCTCGGCTTCGCCCAATATCACATTCACATGACCTGCATCCATATTCTTATCTAATCAATTGTTAAACACCTTTTTTACTAAATATACGAATGATGGAATCGCTATCAATGTAGTCACAACTTCCATCCGTATCAATTATTGTCACAATATGTTCCTCTTCGTTGTAGATAACATCATCTGTAGTAGTAAACTTCTTTATATGCTTACTAAAATTTACATGAGATACCTGCCCATTTACAAGTGTAATTGTCACAAGGCAACCACACTTCTTCGCAACTTCTATAACATTTTTGATAAAATCAATCTTCATAGCTTTATTATTTTAATTCTTGTTCTACGATGTCAAAATTGTCCCACGTTTCTCCTTCGCTGTCTGAGATATGGAAGAAAGAACCTGAGATATTGTATAGATAATCATCGCAATTTAAAACTCGCTTGTAATTCTCCAAAGTGTTCATCCCTTTGTGTCCTATCGCTTTTCTTGCCTTATCTATGGTAGAGAAGACTTCTGCATCAACCTCCACTGCTTCACCCAACCCATGTTGGTATGAAGAAATTACTACATATACTTTCATCGCTTAAACCTCCTTATTTATTATGCTACCTTAGATAACGTTTCTTTGTCAATCTCAATCCATTGGCAAGCATCCTTGCGGAAGAAGATGTCCGAATCGAACCGCTTGCCATCCACGATAATGTGGCTACTTTTGCATTCGAACTTATGGTTTCGGGTTAGTGGTATTAAAAGGTACGTATTGCACTCATTCTTGTCGTACACTATCGTCAAATCCGTGCCGATAACTTGTGATACCACCTTGCGTTCATCTGAGCTTAAAACGCCAATCTTGCCATCATGCTTAACGTAAAAAGCATCCATCAAATTCTTATTCATATCTCTTAAATGTTTAATATTCAAAGTCCGGTGCAGTTTAGCGTGTGCCTCACGAAATCTATTACAAGTCACACTCGTATGAGTATTGCTTTTTCAGCTTGTTCAATGCGTTCTCGGTAACGTAGTAGATGTTATCGAAATATTCGCTTTTCTTGATGCTTCGGCTTTCCTTCAGCTCTACCTTGTGATTGAATGTCACTTCGTAGCGGTTTGCGATGCTTGTAATCAAGAAATCGACCTCACGCTTATGTCTGTCCAGATCGGTCTCTTTATACTCACCACGCTTGATAAATGCGTCCTTGTTCGTCTCTTCGATGGTTGCAACCATGTTGCCTTGCATCACGATAATCTTTGCGCTCATATCTAGTTTCTTTTTAAATCGTTAGAAATCTGTTATGCAACTCTCATAAGGTTTGCCTTCTTGAAGCAACGCCATTCTTCTTTCTCGGTATCAAAGTACACTTGGCAAGTGTCATTCATCTTGCGACCTGCACCCTGTGTAGCTGGGATAACCTTCTCGCTCAATGTGCCGAATGCCTCACGCAAGCTGCCATCAACCTTCTGAAAGTAGAACTTCACGATGCGCTTTTTCATCTGACCCTTCAGCTTGATGTTCATCCAAGCGACCTTTAAAGCCTCGCTCATTGTGTAGCCATTCTTCTTGATGAACTGCCAAGCAAGCTTCATTACCTCACTCAATGTATTTCTTAATGTAGTAGCCATAATCACTATACCGTTTTACGAGTGCCGACTCGGCTGCATAACAGCAATTAATAGTTAAACTTTAAAGCCTTTATCTCTTAAAGACATTGCAAAGATACGATTTTATCTTATATCCTCCAAATGTTTTTGCCAAAAACTTACGATTTAATCTGATATTTAACGCTTATTTATAATAAGTGGTCGTATTTTTACAGATTTTAATACATCTATATCGTATAATTGTGTATCTTTGCACCCAAATACATTAAATAGAATCGTATATGAATTACAAGAAAAGTAATGTGCCTTTATATATTAAAGAGGTAATGAAAGAAAAAGGCATCATGTCAAAGACCTTACAAGAGGCTCTTGGTATGGCTCAAACATCGGTATCGTACATTATTAATAATAAAGCGAACCCATCGTTTGATACATTAGTACGTATTGCAGAAATCCTAGATGTGCCAATTTGGAGGCTATTCTACAAGGAGACACCTAAGGAGCTACAACCAAAGCAGCCATCCGTTCCGCAGTCTCCGGCTATCATCTGCCCTCATTGTGGCAAGCCTATCGAACTGGAAATTAATGCAAAGGAGGGGAAATGATATTCCTCTCCTTTTACTCTTTTATTCCTTCTCCTTCAAAAAGCCTATACCTGCACGAACATTACCCAACTTATACCAAGACTGGTCTAAAGTCATAACATAACTACTGAAGGATTCTTCCCCAATATCAAGGGTGAAGTCTTCATCTACATCAGGCTCTCCATGTCTTACGTACCCCTTATTCGGGGTGTATAGCAATCTATGATATGAGCCGCTCTCACAAATATAAAGTCCGCTATTACGCCAATCGGAACTCCAAAATTCCGGTTTATTCACGTAACAAAGCATTACATCACCATCGTAAATAGGAATACTATGACTTCGCTCATCCTTTTCTCCAACAAATTTTTCGCTATTAACATTGTCAGACTGACGGATAACAGATACGATGGAGTAACCATTTCCAATAAAGTCCGCTATATCAACATATGTTCTTTGCTCTCTAAGGTCAAATTCCTGTTGGCTTCTCACGCCATCTTTCTCAAAGATTACAAGTATTCTTGTGTACTTATCACCAAAATTGACCATACTTAGAATCAAGCCGTTGTTCATGTAAGACGCATAAGCTTCTTTGGCTAGAGTTAATACACGCTCTAGATATTCCAATGGTTTGTATCTAACTAACCAAGACTGACCTTTATGCATCTTTTGCAAGTACGAATACATATTCATCGCCTCGCATTCATCTATTCCATGCTTCTTGCAGACCAACTTAAACTTATCCGGATAAACACTAGTTACAAGTCTATCCAATTCGTCCATAGCTTGCATGGCTTTCAAATAATCATTTGCTTCCATTTTACTAATCTTTAAGTTTCTCAATTATATAACCACGACCTGTATAGGTACAAGACAAGCCGATATACACTAGCTGATGTAAAAGCCACAATTCTTCAGTGAACGGCAATCTATCACACTTCACAAACTCATCTTCATCCTCAAAATCAGATGCCTTTTCCAATATTTCTTCCTTTGTCATTATCTTTAAATTTGTGCCCGAAAGCTGTTAAATATCCGCATCTTTTATTTTTTGTAATGTGTCAAGTATCACATTTGCAATCTCAAACCTACCGACATTTGGATTCTGTGGGACACTATAACACAGAGCTTTTAAAAGCTCAAAACATTGATTCTCATATAATATCATACGCCTACTTCTTTTGATTAAAATACTTTTTCAATTCTCTAAGAATGAACAGTCCTCCTATCTTGAAAGACTGCTCTATCACTACTCGATGTTCCTTAAATTCTTTTTGACTTCTTGAAAACCGAAACGCTTCATTCTCTAGCATAAGCACAAACTTATCAAATTCTGCATCGGTCATTTGCTATCACCTCCTTTGATAATTAAGTCAAACAATTCATCTGCGTATATCCAACCATCCAAACGGTAAGCTTTAACTTCTAATTCCCACATTTCTTGATATGTGCCGCAATCAGTCTTGTACATCATATCGTATAGGTTGTAAAGATTTCTATAACCGCAGTCTCTTGAGTATGCAAGAATCCTTCCTCTGCCAATTTGAGGAACTTCGTTAGCATTGTGAATCAAATCTTTGAATATCTCTTTCTCTGCCCAATCAATACCATCCAAGAAATGCTTATCGGCATTTTTATCTCTTTGAACCATAAAGCCGTTTTTGCTAACCTTTCTGATTACACGATAGCTTTTGCTTGCGTAATCTTTAGCTGCTTGGACTTTCTTCTTTATGTCTATCATTTTTCACCTCCTTTCTTGGGACACAATTCATCCACATAGAGCCAACGAGTAATAATCCGCTCTGGATTTATCGGCTTATAACCGCATTCCTTCCAATGTATCTTTTCGTATGTAGCCTCTCTGATATGTGTTTGTGGATTTATCACACCATTAGGCTTATACTCATACAAAATGCGTCTATCCGAGTCAGGAGTCTCACTTGCATCATGCCACAAACTATTCAGAAACTCATTGATTATTTTGTCCTTATTCTCCATATTTTTATTCTTCACTAAAATATTTCTTAACAAACGCTCGTTCGGTGAGCCATTTTCCAAACCCTACTCTAAAGTAACGCTTTGGTTTACCTTTCGCAAACCCATATTCGTCACGAGGTGTATTAACACTCATGTGTATCTTCGGAACATTATTCACCGATACGTATGCGGTTATATATTCATCCGAGAATGCCAAATGCTGAACTTCACGGAACTTTACACTATTAAAGAACATTTCCTTCATAAGCCTTAGTCCTTATAGATTGCATCAAGAATGCTTCTGAAATTCGGATTATCAATAACGGCTTGGGCATCTTCTTTGTTTTTGAAGTAAATTGCTCCTTCGTTATAATTACCACAAGAAGTAATACCGTATTCGTTGGTTCGCATGATATTATGCTTATATTCTTTAGAATTCCAATCCGGTTTCCAATCTCCATTATAGTACTTAACTATAGTCATTAACCTAGCTAATGCAATTATCTTTCCTGCAAACAAGTTAGGAACTTTAATTTCGGCAGAATAAATATCTTTATCAGCTAAAGTAGATAAGACATCCGCATAGCAGATTTCCTTCTTCCTCAACTTAATAACACCAGCTTTCAAGTCACTTTTTTCAACGTCCACTTCCATTCCTTTAGGAATGTCTAGGACTATTTTGTTATCGTCTATCATAACTTATTCAACTTTCGGAAGCCCTTTCTTCCATTAAAATGTTATTTCTAATTCTTTTCAAAAACTTTATCGTTTTGGCACTCACAGCTTGCGTTTCATGCACCTTTACACCATCAATTTTACGTAAAACAACATTACCATGCGTACTACCAAAGATAAAACACTCCTTACCTTTCCACCGCACCATGTCGAAACGCTGAAAGCGAGACTTGCCTATCTTGTGCGAAGCTATGCAAGACCTACGAATACCACTTTTCTTCGGGTTCGCAACATGCAATGCTCTCGTATGGCGAGGTACACAACGACACATAAAGAAGGACTTCGACCGCCTTGCGTGAACGTTCTTGGCAATGCAGAAAGCATCGGCTGCATGGGTCTTGGCAATACCATTCTCAATGCGAGTATGCTTAGTAATGTAACCATAAGTCAAGTTAACATTCTCGAACTCTTCCTTAGCTCGTTCATAGACTGCCCAACGCATGATGTTCATCACCGCAGCATCACGCAAGGAACTACCTCGCTTGATTTTTAACTCAAACTCTCCACGATGGTAAGCCTTGTGGCATGTCTCGCAAAGCGTTACGAGATTACTAGGGGAATTGCCACCTGTCTTGCGGCTCTCCAAATGGTGAACATTCAAGATAGGGTCTTTGCTCTTGCCCTTGCAATGAACACACCTATGTCCATCCCTTGCCAAGACGTACTCCCTCACGTTCCAAAATCCCATCTGCTCGCCTTGCTGATACTCATCACCCTTGATGTCGGGATTCTTAATCTTTTGCGCATCAAACTGAGCAACCTCTATAGTGGTCTTCGTTATTGGAAGTAACTTATGAGCCAAGCGGATAACCTTTAAGTGGCTCTCAACCTTTTGCGCAACACTAGGTGCTAGCCAACCATCTTTCCGCTTGCGGTTGTCAAAGCGAGACTTGCGATAACGTGTCTTACGGTTTCTTCTTGTTCGCCTCAACTCCCTTCTGCTTGAAAGAAGCTTGGTAACATCACTTCTCAACTCAACCTGCGCTGCAAGCAGCTCCCTCTTCTCGGAACTTGCCGAAACGCCAATGTGCTTTGAGCCAGCATCAATGCCAAGGCTCACTTCCTGTGTGTAGGTGGTGCTCTCATAATCCAACTGAACGACAAACGGAACACGGCTGACAACATGAGCCTTGCCGTGGCGAAGAAGATAGCCTATCCTCCCTCCACGCTCACTTGGCATCAATGCCTTACCTTCCTTGCTCCTTACATAAATCATAAAAATCAATTTAAATTAATAAATAAATCTCACCTCGAAAGGTGGTTGTGCGCCCATCGCCAATGTTATAGGGTGGTTTCTTGTCCGCAGCACCGCAGCTTTCGCCACTTTTAACCACGAACCGCAGAGGGCAGAACTTGGACGGACATCCTGACGTGCCTATGCATTCATCCCTAACGTAGCTCCCTATTCCATTCGGGGCTGAGGCTAATCCGCTCCGGACGATTGAATGGATAATCGCTTAAACCTAATCAAAAGGCTTCCGAAACTTGAATCAGGTAATTTGGCACGTATCTTCCTCGTATTCTCAGCATCAATATAAACGTTTTTGTATTCTAGGTCTACACCTAGAATTTTACGATTAAGCTTTGCTACATCCATATTCCATTAATTTTAAAACACTACGTTGAAGTTCCCTCGGTTTGAACGGATTTTTCTTCAACATTTTATTCGCTTCGTTTTGTATCTTGCGACTTTCCCACTTCTTTGTTAGACGCATAGCCTTTAACAAACGATGGTCTCCAGCTAGCTTTCCTGCATCCTTCTTGCCACAATAATAGCCTTGCCTATATGCCCAATATCTAGTCTTATAGACTTGCTTCATTATCTTCTTAGCTTGTCTTATTTTCATATCAACCTCACTTTCTATGGAAAAACGTTCCATGACACCAATCGCTGCTTTCAACATACTTATGTAGTTTAGTACATCTTCCTGCAAGCATACCATTGAAATGTTTACAACGACTGCATTCCTTTGAAGTTCTCAAAATTGAACGAAACAAACTAACGTTGGCACTCGGCATATTTACCTTATTCCATCTGATAGTTGCTTTCTGATAGAGATTCTTTAATCTAGGAATGAATCTACTCTCTTTCTTGAATGTATATTTTGAATCGAAGTAACGTGTGTCCGTTCCTTTCGCCATCATATTCAAGATTTTCTTAGCTTGTCTTATCTTCATATACTACTTGTTTTTATAAATATTACATGTCCCCTCATAAATTGTGCTATTTGTATAGATGTCTTTATATTGCGAAATGGAAACCAATCCATTTGCCTTCATTCCCTTAAGAATTTCATCATACACACTTTCTATTGCTCTTCTCTTCAATTGCTCCATGCCAGATTTGTCACGGCAATAGTATTGCATTTCAAAATTTGACATTGTAACTCTTGAACGAATCTTAATAACTTGTGGCTTTATGTATCTAACCTCTATCTTTGGTTTGATGCCTAGTTGGTCAGCTAGCCATTGCTTCCATTTTGGCTTAACATCTTCCCCATCTAAGCAAGCAAGTAATATATAAATAAGACTAACACTTATATATAAAATTACAATTTCCATATGCTACTTATTTTTATCTCCTAATAATACGTGTCTTCGATAAGGGAAGAAATAGCAACGTTCTCCTGGACACCACCAACTAGGAGCGTTCTTCATACATCTACGACATAACGCTATATTCTTCTCAGCTTTTATGTTGTCACGTTCAAACTTTCTTCGTTCTCTTCTTGAAAGAGGAGGATAAGGATAAGTCTCTTCCTTAAAAAGCTTTGTGGCTAAAGCATTCAGTCTTTGAACTACTTTTTCTAATATCTTTTTTATCATACGCTACTTCTTTTTATCGAATTTATTGCCAATAACCTTAAATCTATTTAATGAATCTTTCTCACTCATAAGGTATGTTAGTGCAACGCAAAAGTCGCGACCATTCTTAGCGAGCAAACAAAATGCGCCATATTTAAACACTACTATTCCGTCAGGACTATCATTGGTAACATTTGAAAGCATGTCACCTTCCCAAACCTCATTACCTTTGCAATCTGTCAGCCCTGTGGACATACAGACTGTAGAAGGGTCAACCTGATGTGCATCATTTCTATTAAGCATTGATTCACTCTGCCTATCCTCGATGATGTAAGTGTTACCACATTCAACATAGAAGTAACCTTCTACCCAAGTGTTATTGTCAAGACGTTTAGCCTTGAACTTGATGTCTTCTAATTTCATAAGCTATAATCATTTAATCCCCTTACATTGTTTAACAACCGTCTCATTGAAAGACAAATTATAAGCATGAGTATCTGTAATACCTTCGGCCTCTTTATATTTGTCAAGAATAGAATCCCTTATTCCGTCAATATTAGGCTTATCTAAAAGTTTGAACATGATGACATTAGTCCAATCGTCAATTCTCCTATTTGGATTATCTATCTCATCTTTATACCAACCAGATTTTCGCCCACTATCTTTATGTGGAACACGATATTCTGCTACCATTGGTATTGCGATAAATCCATCATTCTCCATAGTAAGAACCAATACCCAATCAAGCTCAATTCCAAGTTTTTCCATCTTGAAATACTCTTTAATTGGCAACCATCCTTCTAACTTCATTCGCTCAATAAATAAGTTAGCTACTCCTGCTCCTATAATTTTTTCGTGCATACTTCTCATTTTTATTTAACTTTATGAGCAGTACTATTAGTATGCTCTATATGTTCATTACTACAACAATATGGATAGAAATACTTATCTGCTCCATTCATAAGTGCTTCTATAATATCATCGTCACTATCTTTGCACTTAGAATCAATAGTAACCCTAATACTTACTTCAAATTCTCTTACCATAATTATTCTTTTTAAGTTTCTTGCATTGCTGTATAGCTAAAGCTATTCTCATTCTTCCTTGCCAAGAAATGGCACTAGAAGAAAGGCATCTCTCCAATATTGGTAATATTGGATTAAGAAGCTCTGAGTATACTAAGCTAAATCCTGATATAAAAATATCTACATCCTGAGCATCAACATTATCATTGTGGGCATTTATTAACTCTACGGCTTCTTTATACTTCATATCATTCAAAAGCTTTGCTAGTACAAATTTAACATCCCATTCCATATCACTTTTCTTTAAGTTCTACTGGCTCATCACTCCAATATAAGTCTCTTCCGATGAGTTTTTTAATGCTACCTTGTGGAAGTTGAAAACCATAAGCTCCATGTCTATCTTGTGGCAACCAATAATTATGTTCGATACAATCACCAGCCCACATATCAGGCTTGTAGTTGAATATCCATTCTCCGATATAATCTACTGCTACCCATGCCATAACTATTCCTCCAACTTCAATTCTGTTCCACCATTACGACTTTCCTTTAGAAAATCATCAACTTCTTCCTTGTAGGAATAACCGCAATCCTTCTGAAGAGCCTTTATCTTCTTATAACCGATACCAGCTTCTCGACAAACTTCTGCTGCTAAACTATAATCTTTGATGTAGCCAATCACATTTTGAATAACTGACCACTGACCTCGCTCGAAGTCTGTAACGCTATCATCTTGTGGAATATCCAATGCTTTATGGCATAGTCCACACACTCTAACCATTTCTTTTTCAAGCTGCTCAAAGGAGTACTGTCTCCAGTGATATGTAAGGTAGCTTGCACTACCCAATGCTTCTTGATTCGTAGCTCATACACTTTACTCCTTTACTTCTTTAAAGATTACATTTTTGTGGTCTGAGCGCTCTGTACCAAAACACGGAAAAGGACATCCATAACATAACTCAAAGAAACATCCTTTACAGCTGTAACCTTTATGTTCGACAGCTTTAAGAGTAATAGTAATCTTTTCTCCAACTTTAATCTCTTTCATAATCAAAACGCTATTCTAAAATCCTTACCTTTCAGAGAAGGCCTCTTTTTAAGGACGAACTTCTCTAAATCTTCAAAGTCAATCGGGAAGAGCGCACAATATTTATACTTTAATGTGCAGACAAATCTTCCGTTGAGCATAACATCAAATACAAATGTTTTCATTGCTCACCTCCTTTCTGCTTTGGCAGTATATCAGATAAATAAGCCCATTTGATGATTTGGCATCTGCTAATCGAATGTCTCCAAGATTCCTCTTTCCAAAGAATGGATTCTTTAAATTGTAGATAAGCATCGTTATCAAAACCAAGGGTAATAATATCGCTCTTGCTCTTATCTGGCTCTTCTGTATTTGGATGCCATAAATCCTTCAGAAACTCTTCCTTAGTTAATCTCTTTTCCATTTTTTAGTCTCCTTCACATAAAGTTTCGTTAACCTCGTCATTGTATGTATGAGTAACCGGATTGTACTCGGAATGGGTTGCATATACCCTACCTTTCCGGTTAGTGAAATAGATAGCATTTCCTTTGTCATAAAACCTGTACACTGTTATACTATCAACAACAAACAATTTCTCGACCTTGAATTTGTCAACAGAATCCGAGATTTGGACTCTTGTACCCTTACCTTTGCAACCTACCAAAATGGCGGCAACGGCAATTATCATAAATACCTTTTTCATATCAACTTCTTTTCTTCTTGACGAATCCGTCATTCATCATAACCTAATATGCTAAAGAACTTATCCATTTTTGGATTTAGATTATTTGCCATTAACATATATGCCGGAACGGAACGACCGATGTTGCACTCTAACTTCAATGCATGTATCATTACTGAAGCTTGTTGGCTTGAAATCTTAACCCTATCCAATCTGGAAAGTATTTCGCTCTGCGAATCTGCATTACGAAACACTTTCTTGATAAGACTTTCTATGTACTTACGCTGCTTGTCCGTCATTGCTCTTATTGTGCTCAAGAGACTCAACCAAAGCCTTCAGACCATTGAAAGTAGCATCCACCAACTCCTTGCTATCGGAAGCATCAAAATACCAATTTCCAATAATCTTGCTATTATTTTCGGCAAACATCGTAATACTCGTATGAGTATTTGAAGACGACATCTGGATAGACTCCTTTGTTCTACCCATGAGGCTGGCAATCTTTGCCAACACCTCTACATAAACATTATTCTTTTCCACTTTCTTCTTACAGTTTTTATGGTGTGTCTCACCTTTTAAAATTAGTAACCTTGTTTCTTAATTACGATGCAAAGATACAAAGAATATCCGAAACATGCAAATTATTTAATGTATTTCTTTTATCTTTTAACACGCTATAATAATATAAATAAATAATTTGCTGACGTTAACACAAAAATCCCCACCACTACATTATTATATATAGTGATGGGGTAAACATTTAAAACAAAATAGCATTATGGATTTCTTCGATTACTATCTAGTACTTTCTTTAATTCTCCATCTACATCAAGTACTCCACCTTGCCAATCGGACTGAATATCTAAACTAAACCAACCACCTTCTTTTGTGCGAGCAAACCAAATTTCATTCTCATCATACTCTTTAATAACACAACCAATGAAATAGTCAGTTGTTCCATTCCAGATCCAACTACACACTTCTGAATTAGTCTTGAATGCTTGCTTTACATAATCCGGGGCATAGACATATAAAACCACGTCCTTTATGATTGCCTTATACAACCTAGAGCAACAGACCTTTCCATCATCAAAGAAAGGAATAACCTCACCTATTTTAGGTATACGCTTTATATCTTTCATTTTAAATCAAGTCCTCAACATAAGCCCATTTATAGATGGAGTTTGACTTCGTGAACCTCTTCCACCATTCCTCGCCTAAGAAATTCAGATGCTTGAAACGCTTGCGAACATTGGTCAAACCGACAATGCGTCTGTTGTGCTCAGGCAATTCTTCTACCGGATGCCAAGCACTTTCCTTTTGGCATTTCATTCCCAACTCCAAGGCTTGTTTGGCTATCTGCCTTGCACCTTGATTAAAGTCTATCTTATCAATCATTAATTCTAAGTCCATAATCAGATTGCTTTTATATTAACTTTGTCATCAAAAAACGCTTCTAGCACTTCCTTGGCTTTAGCATCTGCTTCATCCAAGTCTTTGCACTTGACTACTTGAACACCATAGCCTATAGGGTTACGCAATTCGTAACATTCTTCAGCCTTTACCAACCGGAGGAAAATGTCTCCACCTTTGAAGCGGTACGAATACCCTTGCGAAGCTTCGTTCCATTGTCTAGCTATGTTCCTTACCGCCATAGATTTTTTGCACTTTTTCCAATGTAGCACTAGCACCCTCAAAGTAGGCTGCGATAATGACATTTCTATATAGCTCACTATTTTCCTTATCAATTCCTACCAAGCCTTCTGTTGATTTCAATGGCTCAATTGTAAATTTATAAGCCTCCTCTACTATCCAGCTAGGAACTCCATTTGAAATCAAATTCTTACAATACTCATTCATAATTTAACCTTTTAAAATTAGTGGATGACAAGGGATTTAAACCCTTGTTGGTGTCAACACCTCCCCAGTGACCTGGTTTGACATACTCCCTCGCTACTTGCAAGGAATTGTTGGGTGACTAACGTGGCTGCACCCTTGCGATTGCTCGGACGGCTTACTACCACTACCCAATTCGGCAATGCCCTGCCGAAGTATATTCTCAGCTGCAAAGAGGTCTCTAGGATGAACTGCACCACAAATAGGACAAGTCCAAACCCTATCACTCAATGACAGCTTATCATTCTTATAACCACAAGTACAAAGGCGGCTCGAAGGGAAGAATCGGTCAATCTTATGAACCTGAACGCCATATTTTTTCGCAACGTGTTCCAACTTCACAACGAAATCGCCATGAGCCAAGTCAGACATCTTGCGTCCCCAATTACGCTTCATTCCCTCCAAGTTCAAATCCTCCAAGCAAATCAAGTCATAACGCTTGCACAACTCATGCGCCATCTTCCACTGGAAATCGGAACGCTTGTTCACGATGTTTTGATACAATCGCTCCAACTCCAGCTTCTTGCGCTTGCGGTTATTGCTGCCCTTCTTGCACTTCGAGAGGTTGCGAGACCTGCGTCTAAGCTCCAACAAGTCAGTTTTAAGGAACTGAGGATTATCAATCTCACGCCCATCGCTCAAAGTCATGTACTTCTTCAATCCAAAGTCGATGCCCACGGATGCACCATCATGTGACTTTCCGTAAGACTCGGCTTGCTTGTCTAAGCAAAGGACGATAAAGTACTCGCCCAACTTGTTTCGCTTGACCGACACCCTCTTGACCTTGCCATCGTAGGGACGGCTCAGAGAGAACTTAAATGACTTCTTTATCTTGTTTATCACAAACTCGTTTCCACTAAGGGAATAGCCATTTTGTTGAAAGGCAAATGAACCAAATTCTATTGCTTTCTTAAATTTTGGTGGACGCTTCGCATCATGCTTGAAGAAACGCTTGTAAGATATATCCAATCTATCCAACACCTCCCTAACTGTTTGACAATTAAGCAATGTTGGTTTATAACACTTAGAGAAATGCTTATACATAGTAAATCTTGGAATGTACTTGTGATACAGCTTATAGTATCTCTTCTGCAAGGCAAGAGCGTGATTCCAAACATAGCAAGCCTCACGGAGCATCTTATCCAAATGCTTCGTCTTCTTCGTCCGATATAGCTTGTACTTGTATGAAATCATATTCTTAAATTTTAACCAGTTTTTGAAAGGTGTGTCTCACCGAAATTCACTTGCAAAGATACGAAATTTCTTTCATATATGCAAGGAAATCGGCAAGAACTTTCACCTGTTTTATAATTAAAGTGCCAATGGTTGTCGGCAAATTTTAAGTGTTCACATCTTACGATGCGGTATTAACTATCTCCCTGCCCAAGGGAACAACCATTAGCGATAGGCTATTTGTAGTTATGAAACTTCAAAATAAAGCCGTGTGACTCCTAAGTTTACAATCCCGCCCCCACGCAAGGCATCACACGGCTTTGATACGTGGGTATTTGGTAGCTTATGGCAATCCTACCTCGTCTTTCTTATATCATTCCGCTGCCATCCTGCCGTCCAGTCTACCGGAGCTGCATTACAGCAGTGAAAAGATGTATTCACATTATACAAGGCAGCTCTGAACTCATCCAATTCTTCTGCCGAGAACGGACAATCCTTGTTTACTCGCCTTTTCATAATTTCACTACATTATAACCAAGCCGACTTGCAAGACCAAGGAATGCATTAAAGTCTTCCTGTGCAAGTTCTGTTCCTGATACTACTCCATTCTCCAACGTGAAGTAACGCTTTGTATTGTAAAGCACATCTTCTAAGCAATAAGTTTCTTTCATCCTAATTCTAATCAATAGTAAACAACCTTTCGACTGGTCTCTTTGTGATATTCGGGTTAAGAGAGTTTGTTACTTCCTTTTCCCAAACACATCTGAACTCCTGTGGCATCTGATACTCGCTGATAAAGACCTTATGTCCTCTTCTAGCCATTTCCATGCACCATATATAGAAACTTTCGTAATCGAAGTTCTTTGACACATCATACTTTTTCGCATCTTTGTAAGGTATATCGCTATACACGATACTCCTATCCGGTATCACAAGTTCATCATAACTGCCGCTATAAAACTCGACACCTTTGAGAAGGGGTATATCACGCATTGTGTTTTCTATCTGCTCGCTTATGTAATCCCTTGCCTTTCCGTTCTTGCCGACAACATTATGTCCGCTATAGCCACCATCAAAGAATCGGCCATTAAAACTCGCCATAAAGCCAATTAGTCCGACACCTGCTTCTGTGAAGAAATTATTCTTTCCGTGATAGCAGTCTCTTGCAAAGTTATACAACGTCTTACTAATATGGTTGAATACAAACCCATCATTCTGAAGATACTTCCACATTTCGATAAGATACCTATTCTTATCATTGGCAATTCTGCGATACGTGTCCGGAACGTTCTCTATAACGCTACAGCCACCACAGAAAGCATCTACAAACGTATCATGCTCCTTATCAAGCATAATCGGCAATATTTCATGCACGATTCTAGCCTTGCTACCCATATACTTCATTGCAATAGTTTCTTTATCGTTTTAACCCCTCGTTTGCCAAACTTTCGCTCGACAACCGCATTGTAACTCACTCCATCAATGGAACACTCATCCGGATAGCGTTCTTCAAGCCAGTCCGTAAACTTCAGTAAGTTGAAGACCAACTCTTTTCTTGCTAAAAGAAACCGCATATCAATGAACTTTCCAAAGCTTACACCGAAAATTTTCTGAAACTCATTACCTATCGGCAAGAACTCACTTGGTTCTATTTTCATCAGCTTGCTTTCTTAGATGTCACACTCTCCAGAGGATAGTCACTCTTCATAAAGTCACTAATTCCTATGTAAGTTCGCTGCAAATCCTTCTCTTCTTCTTTTAAGTCTTCCGTTGCATTGATAGCTGCCTCGTTCAATGTCTGTTCGTTAAAGACACCTTTTCTCACCTTATCGAAATAAGAAAGAATTTCTTTAGTCATCAAATGGTCAGCCAGTCTCTTGAAATCCTTATCCATCACTAATGCCATGAAGTCATAAGAGTTTTCAAAGGCCAAGATAGGAGCAAAGTCCTTGAACGCTTGCATTAAGTTAACATGCAAATCTTCATACTGCTTACGGATGATATTCTCATAAGTTCCCAAACAGAGGTTGGTGAGATTATACAGGATGATTGCATTCGCATAAACTCCCGATTTTTCACCAATCCCTAAGTTCTGTAATCTTAAAGCAAGTTTATCTCGCAACTTATACAAGTCTCCACTAATCTTGTCATAGAACGTCATTGCGAATTCTTCATTAAAATCTGCATTAGGAACATAAGCGTCATAATACTTAACCACTTTTCGAAGGTTCTTCTTGCAGTCCACCCACTTCTTCTTAACTTCAAACCTAACGCATTTCTTCTTCAGAATACTTTTTTCGATTTTCTGCATAAAGCACTCTGCTAAGACCATTTCGACATATACATACTGCTGAAGATAAGCCCTAGTAACGACCATAACCTTATTCACTTCGGTTTCGGTCATTCCATGCGGCACACTGATAATTATCTTCTTGCCACCAACGTTCAACAAGACTCTTCTAAAACAATTAACACTAGGCATGATGTTTTCTATTAGAATATTCAACAACCTTGTTATAGCACTCTGTCCTTACCAAATCCTCGACCCGATTCAATGTGCAAGCCTCATGAGTATCATTCATGTTGACTTGTGGGCAGCAAATCTGATAAAAAAACTTTGTTCTGATGGTAAAACCAAAGAATTTGATTTGCTCCTTGAATACCCGACCGGACACCACCTTATCAAGTTTCTTCTTGCCATCGAAGAGATTCAAACTCTCTTCTCTACGATATACAATATCGGTCTTAACCGAAAAAATCTTTCCGAACATAACTATTCCTCCAAATTTCTAAGCGTTTCCAGACTCTCATCATTATCAACATCATAGCCGATATGATATTCGTTACCAATTCTTGCACCAATGTATACCTCTTCGGCATCCAAGATATAACGGAACATCTGTTCACGAACCTTTATCTGCTCATTATCCAAGCCTAGCACATCAAAGCACTCTTCCTGCAAAGACTTATATGGTTTTGTTTCCATATATGAGACATAAGCCAGCTTGCCATCCTGATGCAATGGCTTCCACTTCTCCCACCAATGGTTGCGGTACTCCAAAATACCTCTTTCTACTCCATCGGCACAAGCATGTTTAACTATTCGTATTTTCATTATCTACCTTTTTTAAAACTACTTTAACCGTCTTCCCTTGACACTTGAACACACGAGACTTAATCTTGTATGTAAGATTGTTAATCACAACTTTATCCCCTACACAAGGCATAAAATGGAAATCGTAATTTTTCCAAATGATACTGTCTTCGTACTCGAATTCAACCATTTTTCTGCTCTCCTAATGTTTCCCTATATTTATCTAACATTACTGAATTAATCTCAGACCAAAAAGTTACAATTACGCCTTTTGAATCAACATTATGTTTCTGTGCTATAAAATTACCTGCACTGACGAAATCAAAATAGCCATCAATCGTCTCTTGTGTACCAGTACATGTTCGTGTTATGCCTTTCTTGACATACTTAGCCACAAAATAATAGCATTTCTTCATCGCAATAACTCCCTAATAAATTCGTTACGCATCGGCTCAACGATGCTTGTGTACAAACTCTGCTTATCTTCGGGAATATCATCCGGTGTAATAGAGAACATCAACAAATAAGACATCGGAATCTCCAATACCTTGCATATTGCATCAATCTTACTCTTACGTGGAAACGTTCTTCCGGTCTCCATAAACAACATATTTGTCTCGCTACAACCGATAGCCTTACCAAGTTGTCGTTGGGTCAAACCCTTGCTTACCCTCATTGTCTTAATCGCCTTTCCTAAATCCATTTAACCTCCTATTTTAATTTTTCAAATCTATTCTTAATTGCTATCATGGCATCCTTGACTCCATCTTTGTACCCAACGGAATATAAAGTGCAATCCTCTTCGCTAGGTTTTCCGGTTTTTGATTTCAGAAACTCTTCTATCTCACGGAAGCCATGCTCCAAGAATCTAAGAAACATAGCGTTCTTCGTGATAGCTGGTCGTAGGACATTTTTAACCCAATTCCATCCATCACCATAACCTAACGTGAAATTTGAATTGCTACAATATTTCACTTTTGGTTCTTCAAGCCATTGTTTTAAAATTTCTTTCTTTGTCATTTCTTTCAGTTTTTGTGGTGTGCCTCACCATTTTAATTAATAACATTTGTTTCTTAATCACGATGCAAAGATACAAAGAATTATTGTAATATGCAAATAATTTAATGTGTTTCTTATCCCTATTAATATATTTTAATCTTACTATATAGAATCCACTATTTGTTTTGCAGTTTTTTACATTTCGTTCTCTTTCAAATACCCCTGTTGTCTATTACCTTTAACGTGTGCCGCACGCTTTGTAATTTTTGCATCTTGCAGCAATTTCTGTCAGTCTCTTCCCTTGTACTTTCGTTGTGCTACCTTTCTTGCATTTCAAAACATTTCCTATACTTGTCATTTGTATTTCCAAGAAATGGACGCAACAAAAACAACTTCTAAAATTCTTATCCATTTGACATTTCCTTTTTAAGTTTCTTTCTTTGAGCCAAGAACATAACAATCTCCTCGAAATCATCGCAATTCAAGAGCATTTGTCCAACCTGCCATTCCGCTGCTTTCTGATTGGCATCCTCCATGCCCTTTGCTAAGAATGTGATTTTCTTGTCTTGGCTTCGATTCTCTACAGTAACTTCAAGTGTACCATATTCAAGTTCGGTAGTCTTCATACTGAGACCTTCATCAAATATCCTCAACAAATGATTAAAAAGATTACTTCTTTCCATTTTTCAACCTTTCATTTTCTTGTTTCAACAAGTCCTCAAACTCCTTGCGCTTTGCTCGCATATTCTCGAACCATTTACTTGGTGTTATAGGACACCCCATAAGCCAATGGCTGAAGTTTGGAATAGGCAAACTGAACTCACTAGCTTCAATCGTATAATCATACCATTTCAGCAACTCTTCCTCTGGAGCATCCTTGTCTATATCAGTTACAATAGTAGCCATATCGAAGGTAAAATCACCGCAATTGGCTATTCCTCCAACTTGGTCTCCTATCCAAAATGTCTCCGGATTATCCAATCCGTAAAACTCATGCTTCTCACAAAATGCCTTCAAATAAGCATTGCAAGCATTCTCGTAATCTTTCTTTAATTTCACCTTATTCATATCACATATTCTTAAAAAGTTTCTTAATCTCGCTCTTCTCCACCTTAGGATGGGAGCACGTAACAACTTGCGTACTTGGGTCATGTCTTACCTGCCATTCGCAAGTATTACACCCCAAATCACCAACTTTATTAATTGCATTGGTGTATCTGCCTTTCTCACCATAGGGGCAATCAGTAACAAAATCCTTTCGTCCCCAGATGTACTCATCTATCTTATAAGAGATAGCATTTGCTTTCTCCTTTTTCTCGTAAATATTTAAAAACATCATATCGTCAATATTTAAAATAAGCATAGCTGACCATCATCAGCGACCTTAACATTACTCTCAGAAAACCAAAGTTCCTTGAATATCCTCTCCATGCAAGCTACGACAATCGAATTTCCAGCAGCCTTTTGAAGACTTGACTTCGACACTCCACTTTCAAGCATCTTGTCTATGTATTCTTCGTCAACGTTCATTAAGCGGAAGAGTTCTCTCGGAGTCAAACGCCTAATGCGCAACCTTGTCTCTCCTAGCACAACCAAGGAGTCCTTGCTCGCAGATGTAATGGTATTGGCTATATTCTTTCCAAGCTCGACCTTTGGACTATGCATTTCGCCTTTTATCCACTTCCCCTCTGAACGAGTTCTTATAGCTGCACTCATAGGCTCTTTCCTTTCATTTGACACAAACTTCTCTTTACATAGCAGGGCATCGCTCAAAAAGTACTTCTCGTCCACATTTTCCTCCAAGACATCAACTAAGTGTTTCTCCAGCTTTATCTTTCTCGGAAAATGATAATCTATCTTATCACCATCGTTTCGTATAGAGAGCATGAAGACACGCTTTCTGTTCTGAGGAACACCGCAATCTGCGGCATTTATCACCTTTGCGTAGTTGACATATCCATAGGATTCCAATTCCTTGCGCCACTTGTTAAAGAACCCAATGAACTTTGTTTGAACCAAAGCCTCTACATTCTCCATCAAGAGGTATTTCGGTCTCTTGGTAATAATGGCGTTTCTTGTAAACCAAAGGATAGAGGAACGTGTATTGCTTCCCTCCTCTATTCCTTTCTGCTTTCCGGCTTGCGAAACAGACTGACAAGGTGTTGAATACGTCAGTAAGTCAAAGTCTTTAACCTTACTCCAATCTATCGTTGTCATATCACCGAAATTCTTGCCGGACAGACTAGGAAAGCAAGCATTATGCAAGGCTATTGCACTTGGCTCTATCTCAGACCATCCGATACACTCGTAATCGAAATCAGAATATTTCTTCTTCAGTCGCTCCAAAGCCATCAGTTGAGAGTCATATCCGGCACATAGTTCAAATGTCCGTATCTTCATTTCTCTAAGCTTTTGAATTAACTCTTAACCCTGCCTTAATCTCGGCAGCTATTCTACCTTCGTTTGCCAATCTGTCGCAAAGCTCATTGTACTCTACTCCTGTATGGCTCTTCACCTTGCGCCAAGTGATGTGTGCTACATGAGCGGAATGCTTTCTAAACTTCTCCATCAAGTCTAAGTTCTTGTGTGCAGAATAAACACCGCTCAAAGTCTTAAGTGCATATTGGCTATCACTATGAACCGTAACAACCGCACCTTGCGGGCAATGACCGACACCACAGATGATTGCCAAAAGCTCCATACGGCTTATTGTCGTGTCAATTGTTCCATAGTTACCCTGCTTATACACCTTGCCTTCGTGTAAAATCACATAAGCAGCACCACCAGTGTACTTTCTTCGCTTGGTATCAGTCCGAAGAACCGCAGAACCATCAGTCCACACTTCATAGCAGTCGTGCATCTTTTCTTCCTTGGTCTTGAACTTGAAACCATGCTTGCGGTATGTCTGGCTCGGATTCTTCAAGGAATTCCATTTCTTGACCAAATCCTCCCATTTCTTAGGGACTTTACCGCTTGGCAGCAACCATCCGACATCATCGAAGCGACCATAAAGCCACTTTAGGTTGTCTTTCATAAAACCTGCCATCGAGCAATACATTGCAAACTCTTCATAAGTTGGCTTTGCAACGATTCTGTGCTCATCCCCCTTCGTTTGTCTTCTTTCTCCCATAGCTCCTTTCTTTTCCTTGTTTCTTTAATCAACCTCACATACACATGAGTAGTTTATATACGTAAGTGAAATATACTACGTATATTCCCTTACATTTACAAGCTCCCTTACGCACGCAGGTTATTTATTGATTCTCTCTCTACTATTATTATGTTCGATTTTTTACCCACTTCATCTTTCGTTCAATAACTTTTTGGTTCGTTCCGCTCTTCGACTTAGATACTTGGCTCTTAAGAACCTTATATTTGTTAGCGCATCGCAGTTGACCTTTTCGATATTTTGCCGAAATGATGATTAGATTTCCGAACGCATCATAGTAATGCCAATTATTAGTACAAGCACATGCGTCTACTCCGACTTCTGTACATTGGACTATTTTTTTTACCGCACCAGACTTAACAAGCTTCTTGATAGTCTTCCCAACTTGGTATCTAGTTGAACAGGTATCTTTCATCATGCTGGTGTATGAATAACTTGTGTACTTTTCATTGAATGGTCTTTCCAACATACGAGCTTCCGTTTTTTTGGCACTACGTACACTTTTAATCGTATTTCCATTGACGGCTCTACAATGCGTATTGGAGACATTTTCAATGACATTGATTTTATTACTCACAACGACATCACACAAGAGACTTCTCAACTGAGGCAAGGTTAGTTTGGTTATCTCGCATCGTCTTGTCTTGTAGCTGTACTGGAAACTATCATATAACTTGTTCGCTATGATTCTCTTTACTCCGAACTTGTTAGTTTCAATTCTACAATATCCAAATTTGACTGATAAATCTAAATATTGTTTGAAATCTTTCTTGTTGTAACCCATCGCTTTAGCTGCTTGATTTGTAGAGCCAAAATGAAGGTCGGATGCACGGAATAGAAATTTTATCTTTAAAGCAAAACAAAATCCCACCAAGCGATCCTTGTCACCCAGTGCAATAGTAGCTTGCTTGATTCCAATTCTAATCTGATGCATAATAACTAGTTTCCTTATTTGTTTAACTTATTTTGTGTTTCGCTTACTCCAACAATTTTATAGCCCATTGCTAACTTAGAGCTATCTAAGGATGTTTCAACTCAAAATAAGGATTCTAAAAAGAAATCCTTACCCTTCATTCGTCTGACACCGAAATCTAGGTAAGGATTATCGTGGTATGGCTTTCGCCACGGAAAATCTTATTGATTCTTGTAAGCGTGTCAGCACCAACAAAGCACGCTGCAAAGATACTAATTTATTTTCAAACTGCAAGAGCTTTAGTGTATTATTCTACTCTAATTGCGCATTTTTAACACATAACACAATCTTAGTTACGTATATAAAACTACAAATACATTAAGCAGCTTGCAATTTTAACACTTTACACTCTAAGGCATTTTCAAGACAAAAGAAAAGAGCAACCACCATCACTGGCAGCTGCTCCATAAGTTGTTACCTTAAACCAATCTAAAACCTTAATAACTAAAAACCAACCTAATAAAATAACTTTTTCTTATATTTTACCGTGAGAAAGAAAATCATTGTAACCAGCATCAAGGAAACGACCCAAAAGGAAATCATACCGAATTTCCAATAGAACAAATCCCATCCCTCCAAGTCTTTCTCAATATATTCCTTTTTGGTCTGGGCGATACTCAATTCTCTATTTAGGCTATCCCTCTGAGCCTTGTATATACTCGCTCGCTCTGCTATCTCCTTATAATGAATAAGGCTATCACGAACCTTGGATAGTTCCTTGCTGTCCCTGTATCTAATCTCTATATGAGTAGAATCCTTACCTAGCACTTTACCACTCTCATCTACCCTTGTCTTGACATCATCCTTGATGTAAGTAGAATCCTTAACCTGCTTTTCGGTCTGCTCCCAATGATAAGATAGCAAGCTATCCCGAATAAGCTTGACCCTTTCGTTGACAATTGAGTCCCAATGGGCATAAGTAGTAGTGTCTCGCACCACTTTTTCTACATCTATATATCTTGTCGTCCGGCATCCGTACATCATCAGCATGATGAAGAAACCTACCAATATGGTAACGAGCCAACGCCACCAATCAAATCTAAGCTCCATATCAACCTCCTTTTTGAGTGCAAAGGTACAAATAAAATCAATAGGAACAATTTTTCTGCCCACTCTCTCTTTTTCAAAATTTCAAAAGTGAAGAAAAACCACCACCCAATTAAGGATGATGGTCTTACTAATGCCTTAGTTGAGCCTGTATCTCGTAAGATTACCAAGTGATTATCTTTCCGTTGTTACATACGAGCTTTCCGTATTGTATATTTCCAACCCTGCGAAGCCATCCATGCAGGTTCACACTTTGCTTTGGGTCATTGTTCACAATCGCATTGAGAAAGGCAATTCGTGACACCTTCAACTTATCGAACAACGACCATTGACCTTGTTTGTATGAATTGATAGCAGCTAAGGTCATATTACCCATGATGCCATCAGCTTTTGTTCCTACGATAGTTTGAATCTTTTGTACAGCTCTGCTTACTCCACTATTATAAGCAAAGTCAACCAAGAGATTAGCCACCGACTGGTTGTTGATTTGGTCAGCCTTGCAAGCATCCCAATAATATTTCTTGAAGATGTGATGCCATTGTTCATCGGTTATCTTCTTCAAGTCCGATGCGGTCTTACTAGCACCATAAACTTTACGGAACGTCTCTAGGGTCACGCCTTTCATCGTTGCGCCTCCCCTGTCACTCTTTTTGTTAGAATATCCACCCTCGAATGAGAGAATGAACGGTTTTAAAATACTTGAGTCTGCCATAGTCTATTTATCGTTTTCGCTTTGATGTTCGCCACGTTCCCCTATAGTCTTGGTAATGCCAGCCGTGACGAACAAACTAGCCACACTACCAACAAATGCACTTAACCCCATCAAATCGGTCTTGATCGTCCCATAAGTCACCACTTCCCACACTAAGATGAAGCATACAACTAAGAGCATCAAGAAACCTATCAAGGTCACGGACACTAAGAAGAATGCCTTGCTTGAATGTCCGCTATTGACTTGTATGAGTAATTTCAGATACTTTACCATATTTTAGTCCTCCCTGTCACGATATATCTCATTTTCTTCATTTTCAACCAACGTTTCTAAGGATTCTCGCTTTCTTGGTGGGGTTCTCAATGGGCATCCATCCTTGATGCATCTGTTCCATTGTGCCTCATGCAAGGCAAGCTTCAAATCGTTCTTCTCATCCCTAAGATTGCGTATGGTAATACGATACTGATTGATTTCCTCATACAATTCATCTACTTTACTATTAAGATTAACGACCGACTCGTTGGAACGTTCATAGAGAGCCTTCCACTCATCGGCATATGATGAAATAGTCTTATTCTCTTCCTGTGATGCGAGTGCCGCCTCCTTTCGTTTTCTACTATTATAATATAGCAGCGTAGAGATTACACCTGACGCACAAAGAAGATTAATTCCTGTCTGTATCAATTGAATAGTTTCCGCTGTCATTTTCTCGTGTTTTTGTTGCAAAGATAGTAATTTATATATAATAATGTGTAAACTGCCTAACCGGATAACCACACAATTAATTTTTGTGCAAATAATCAAATATTTCTTTAAACAAAGTTATAACACATTAAATCATTTGCTCGAACAAGAATTTTTCCTTAACTTTGCAGAAAAAGGTGAGTCACACCATAAAACTGAATATACATGAGAATTATAAAACAGGAAACAATAGATTATATCAAAGCTCATATTAATGAGCGTCCAAGGTACAAGTTGGCACAAAGAATGGGTGTCAGCGTTAAATTCTTGTATAAAATAATGCATGAATGCGATAGCAAGTTCGAGCAAAAAAGACTTGTTCCACAACCTGACAAGAAACGTGATGAACAAATCACAATGCTTTATCCAAACCATTCTGTCAGAGAGATTGCTAATATTATAGGTTGCCATCCATCTACGGTAGGAAAGGCAGCAAAAAGGCTGAAGCTTACTCATACGGAAGAAACTATTGAAAGGCTTAAAAAGAATAGTTTAGCAAATTTAAAGAAAGCATATGATAAAGCGACAATAGGCAAAAGGGTAAAAAGCTGGCAAAGAACCATGCAGATGGAGAAATTCAGAGTTATATCCTGTATTCCGCAACAGACGAGATTCAAATTTGCGGATATGCCTATAAAAACATATCATGCCAAGTACAATCTCATAACAAAGCATGGATATTTCGCTTTCGAAGGTGAGCCATACACCATAGGTTATGACCGGAATACTCGCAGAATGGATGAAGAATACTATAAGAACAAATATGGATTTTCTTTTGAGGAGGATGAAGAATGCCAAGAAGATTAACAAAAGAACAGATAGACTATATTAAAGTCCACATCAATGACTACCCACGAAAGGAAGTAGCCAAGGCTGCTGGTGTTACACTACACACCTTATATAAATATATCACTATTTTAGGTGGCACAAAAATAGACAACAAGTTGAGTAAAGAAACCATCAGCCAAATTTCCGTCATGTACCAAACAATGACAGCAAGGGAAATTTCCGAAGTGTTGAATATTCCTCAATCTACAATATTAGGACAAGTCAGTAAGCTTGGTTTAAAACACAATGTAGAAACGATAAATAGAATTCGTAAAGAGCGAAACAAGTCTCTAAGAAACTATTGGAATAAAGAAAGATATGCAAGTAAAGGAAGAAAACTTCACATGCAATACAAAATGGATGAACTTAGAGTTATGTCGGGCAAGCCGCAAGAGACAAAGTTGAGGATAAGAAAGCTCTCCTCAAAGGCTTTGAATGCTAAGATGTATTTGCGAAAGTCTTATAACTATTTCTACTCTAAGGGTGAGCCGTTCATTCTCTGCTATGACTCCGAGACAAAAAGACACCCTAAAGAGGAATACTATACTGAAAAGTTTGGTTTCAAGTTCGTGTGTGCTTAATTTCTGTTTGCTGTTCCGTTTGCATTTTTCGTTTTCTGCAAACGGAATTTGCAAACAAGCCTTTGATTTCCATGCATCCGGAAGTATGATATTACCTCCTATCACCTTAACTACTTGATTATTAGTGATTAAAAGAAAGTTTGATAGAGTTATTTAATCTTATCCTTATTATTCGTAACTTTGCAGCCGTAACGTTACATAGAGTTAGTTTAATTAAGGTTTAACACAAAAAGATTATTCTTATGGAGACATCAAAAACTTATGTTTTTAATCCAGAGGGTTCAGGTAACAATGGAGGAATGATGAGCTTGATAGCTCCTTTGCTCCAACAGAGAGGCGTTGATCCAAACGTTCTTCTTGCGATGAAGGGTAATAACGGATTCGGCAATGGTGATGGTTCTTGGTTCATTTGGCTGCTCTTTATCCTTTGCTTCTGCGGTTGGGGCGGTAATGGTTTCGGCTTTGGTGGCCGTGGCAATGGCGGAGGTCTTGCTAACGAAATCAACAATGACTATGGTCGTTCCTTGCTTATGGATGCTATCGGTGGCAATCGTAATGCACTCAGTAATCTCGCTACTCAGCTCAATTGTACTGAAGGACAGATTCAACAAGCAATCTCTGCCTTGACAACCCAAGTTCAGAACGTGGGCAACCAAGTAGGCATGAGCGGAATGCAAACCATCAACGCTCTTCAGCAAGGTAACATGCAGATTGCATCACAACTCGCTGATTGCTGCTGCCGTGTAAATAACAATATTACGGCTATGGACGGAAACGTCAAGTTGGCTATGTGTCAGCAGACTGGCACTTTGCAGAATGCCATCAACAATGTAGCCGTAAGTCAGGAACGAGGCTTTTCTAATGTTGCTTTCGAAACCAAGGGTCAGACATGCGACATTTTGAATGCTATTAAAGATAGTACTCAGACCGTAGTTAATGGCCAACGCCAAGCAGAACTCAGAGATATGCAGGACAAGATAGACCATCTTCGTGAAGAGAATGGAACTTATAAGTCTTCTGCCATGACTTCGCAGATTGTAGGTCAAGCTATGGCACCTGTCAACGCTATGTTGGCTGGCTTGCAAAAAGAGGTAGATGGTATCAAGTGTAAGCTTCCATCAACTGTCACAACCAGCTACAGCCCATTTACTGCTGTTCCAAATTGCGTTGCTTGGCAAACAGGCTTATATGGTCTGAATGGTGTCAACAATGCAAGCTTTTGGGGTTAATTAGGAAAGGAGGCTGCTATGTTATGGATGAGACCTTTTGCATGGGTTAATCGTAACGGCTCGGCAGCTATCGCATCTACAGGCGTGGTGGTGAACACCGAAAATGTTGTTTTCTCGTTCAGAAACCACGCCTTCGTGAATGCTAACTATAGGGGAACTATCTTTGTGAACCTACATCAAGCCATTCCGACAGGTACGACAAATACGCTGCCAATCCTTTTCGAGACCAATGGCGTAACCCAAGCTGTAACTAAGTTCAACGGCAATCCTTTGACGGTAGCCGACATTGCAGGAACTGGAGTTTATCAGTTTTGGTTCGAGCGAGATACTAACACCCTTCAGCTAATGACGGGTATTGTTTAACAATTAACATTACAAAGCTATGTTTCAAGGACTTCGACCTAACAGCATATTCTATGTGCTTGACAAGGGTGAAAACCCAAGTCTTAAAATCGGACAGGTTGTGTCGGTCAGTAACCCACAACCTAAGTTCCCAACATATACTCCTGGGCAATTCAACCCACAACCAATGGAGACTACCGTTGATGTTGTCGTAAAATTGCCTAATGAACAAATGGAGTTCAAACAACTCCCATCCAATATGCAAATCGCAAATTCAGAAAACCTCGTGGTTTCTGAAAGCCGTGAAGCTATGGATGCGGAAGTTGATGCTATGTATCGGCATTCTAAGGAGATTGTGGAAAGCGAGCCATACCACAAAAAGGTTATGGAAGAGTGCGCAAAGATGCGTGCCGTATTGAATCCACAAATAGCCAAAGACAGACAACAGGAAGAAGACATCAATAACCTCAAAAGCGAGGTTAGCGGAATGAAGGGAACTTTGACCGATATTAAGTCTATGTTGTCAGTGGCTTTGGAAAAAGTTAATACAAAAAAGTAAATCATTATGGGATACATGATAGAAATTACCGAAAACAAGGTAAATGAAATGTCAGAACTTGTAGAGAAGATGCTTAAGTATGGTGGTAAACTCATGCACTGCATTGATGAAATGGGGGATGACAAGTATGGACGAATGGGTCACAGAAACCCAATGCCGGATTACCGAGACAATTGGGATGACGATGATGACCGCTATGGTGAAAGACATGGTGGTCGCAGAGGTGGCGGTTATCGCTATTAGTATTACACTTTGAGGTGGGGAGAAATCTCCACCTCCTTTAAAAGCTTTTATTATGAGAAGATACAAAATACCACTTGACGCATACGATATGAAGCCGGAAGGGATGATTGCCTACCTTCGCTACAATGGCTGGCACTTCAATAAAAAGATGTGCGACTGGGCTATTACCTTAATGCGCAAGACAAACGCAACAACTGGTAAGCTCGAAAAAGTTGAACCGACAGAAAAAGATACAGTCGAGGAACTTCTTAAAGTCAACAACGTAAAGTTGGAGAATGCCGACAATTACGATTTCGTTTATGTCGCAAACATGGCTAGAGCCGATTTCTTTAAGTCTTCTTTAAAAGACGAAGCTGCTTTGGCTCAATTCATTAAGGATATGGTGGATGACCCAGACCAAGCGGACGGATTTATTTTCAATAGATTTTATGCCGATTGCAACCATAATGGTATCGGCATTCCATGGGATGATGTATTATGATTAAACAAGAAATTTACTTGGAGAAATACGATTGGAATGTGATTGTATGTCATGTAGCTAATCAAGAAGATGTTGACGAAGCTATGGACTTACTAAGTTCCATTGATTGTAAGGGGCAACCATTATTGGATGCATACGACCACATTTCAACCGATTCTTCAAACAAAGGATTGACATACACAAATGTTTCAAAGAAAACAAGTGTTGTGCTCATTTGCAAGTCTACTTCTGAAGGTGAGTATATAAATAGTCTCACACATGAAATGTTTCATGTAGTAGCACATATATGCAACCATCTGGGAATAGATATGCAAGGCGAAGAACCATGCTATCTTATGGGATGGCTCTGTCAGTCGATATTATAGAAGATTTCCTTATAAGTTTAACTTGGCGGGCAGACCTTGGATTTTTCCATCTGCCCTCCTATAAAATTACAAGAATATGAGTTGTTCGAAAATCAAAAATTACCTTTATGAACGTTTTAATGAGGATTTTAACGTTCTATCTGAGAATGAAAGTCGAGTTATCATTACATTTGATGATAATGACTTGTCGGTACTCGTAAACAAGATGGAGAATAAATTATTCATTCTCGTTCCGCTAACTAATATGCATTCGTTTGAACATCATCCGGATTGGATCTTGGTAGATGGCGAACGCATCAATAGCAACCTATTTTGGAAGGAATGCGGCAACCAAGTGATAGAATATCAAGGTGATGCCCCTATAGCTATCAAGCAAGACACCATAGAGAGAATTGTTAATGATTTCATTAAAAACAGATAACGTTTTAAAATTTGCATTAATTTATTTGCAAAGCCATCTTTTTTGTCGTATCTTTGCATTGTAATAAAAATGGTGAGACACACCGAAACAACTGTGTTTTACAAACTTAATTTTCGTAGATAAAGATATTAATATATCAATATAGAAAAAAGCAAAATTATGACAGAAAAAGGATATTTAATCAAGAAAAAAGTATTATTCATTGATTTAGACGACACGATTATTACAACTATATCAGGAAACACCTTTCCTACAGATGTAACAGATTTCAAAATCCGTAAAGAGGTTTTGGATAAGATTGTAGATGCATTCCCTACTCTTTACTATGTGGAAATAGTCTCAAACCAAGGTGGCATCCCTCAATTTGTTGACGAACAGGATTTCATCGGAAAGATAAAGGCTATTGAAAGCTTTATGCAAAAATATCTTCGCAATCATACCGGACGAAATATCTTCGTCAACTCTATGTATTGCCCATCGCATGCAGAGATAGAAATGAGAAAGCCAAATACAGGAATGCTTGAGTCGTATTCTTCTTGGAAGAAAAGTGAGCTGATAATGATAGGTGATGCTAGCGGAAAAGAAGGTGACTTCTCGGACTCCGACAAACAATGTGCGGAGAATTTCGGTATTGAGTACATAGATATAGAAGACTTTTTGAAAATGTAAAAACAAAAAAAGAGGGGAAGTCAGAGTGACTATTGCAAAAATTACAACAGTCACTCACGCAAACTGAAACAAAAAAGAGAGGCAATCACTTACCTCTCTTGCTTTTTATGTAGTGTAGTATATCCCACTTCTTAAAATATCTGGTGTGCCCACGCTTCTTGCACTCTCCATTCGGAATGTCACCCCTAGCAACCATACGATTGAGTGTAGCATCAGAAACGTGCAGTTTCTCCTTAACTTCCTCGGTGCTCATCATTGGGTTGAGAGCATACGGCAGATAGTTCTCACAAAGGTCTTCTATCTCATCGCTACTCATTCCGCAAGCAGTTACCTTCTCCCCTCTCTTCTCTTGCTCGTCTGCTCGAAAGCAAGAATCCGATAACGATTTTAATAACACTCCCAAGGTGTGATAACCAAATAACTTTCCCATATCATTATAATCTAGAAATTAAACTTTGACAGCCCTTGCCTGAGAAATACTTATCGGCAAAACCATATACATAAAATATAATAGTCATTACAAGTATTACAACATTAGCTTCCACCATTTCGTTGGTGGTAAAAACATTCCAGTATACAATATGAATAGCATTTATCCCAAATAGGTAGATGATCATCGGAATACGCCATCTGTAGCAGAGCCAAAAGAATCTGCTAGCAAGTATAAGCACAAGCGGATGGATGTAAACTGAGAAATAGATAAATGCTGCCGATACCCAATTCTCCTTAAACCATACGCACATTTCTTTTTCATGAGACGCAAATGTTACCATGCATGCAATATGAAAAAGCATGATAAACAGAGGCATCACTTCACAATAATACTTAAACCAAGTGAGTAGCTTTATGCTGTAGCCTCTACCTGCAAGGATAATGACGTTTATAATTTCGCTAACGTCCATGTCCTTAAACATTACTCTTGACAACTGTACAACACCGACTGATTGAACTAACCGAAGGACTTCGTCTTTTTGTTCTTCTGTCATTGAAATACCTCCTTTTGTCTATAGTTAATTGTTCATAATTCGTTGATTTAAATTAAATGATGGTGCAAAAATACACTTTTTAGCACAAAATCAACGGAAACGATAATATTTTTGTGTTAAACTTTGCGAAAAGTAACAATCTGAAAGTAGATGGCTGCAAAAATGGGGGGGGGTAAATTACAGATTGTAAGTAAAAAAATGATGGGCGACCGAAATAATCAGCCGCCCACAATAAAGAAACATTCTCATTTTCTTTTACGTTACTTGCAGATGCAAGCGAGCATCTCCATGTCATCGAAGCTCTTCTCGCAAGCCTTGATAGCCTTAAGCAGCTCGGCTTCCTCGACCTCGGTGATTTCCACCTCGACCTCCTTGTCGGCGAGTTCGTTGAAGTATTCCATGGTCTTCTTGCTGAAGCCAGCGAAGTAGGCGTTCACCTCTTGCAAGAGGTCTGTGTCCTCCTTGGTGTAGGCGTAGCCCTCCTCCTTCATCTTGCGCTCGTTCTCCTGTGCGGTTTTGAGCTTGCCTTGCATTTCCTCGAACTTGTCATCCTTCAAGGACTCCTGCGCCTCCTCTTTGTCCTTGTCGAAGGTGTCGGCGATGGAACGGAGAGCCTTCATGTTCTTCCATACCGCCAGCATAGTTTCCTCACTCAAAGAGCTTGTCTTGAAGCCCTTCAATGTCTTGTAGGCGTTAACCGCCTCGATTGTCTTAATCTTTTTCATAAATTCGCTTGATTTATTGATAAATAAATTCGCTTACAAAGGTACAAAATAATTTGCACATACGCAAGCATTTAACACTTTAATATCTAAACAATTAGCAAGAAAGTGGGTGTTACTCACTTTTTCGTTTTCGCACCCACAAATCAAGCTAATTGTTACTCGTTCGCAGAGTCGGCAGCAATACCCTCCGACAACTCATTCACGTGCTCCTTGACATAGGCGGAGAAGGCGTTGATGTTGGTCACGGCATCAATCATCTTCTGCAAGTCGGAAGTGTTGTAGTTCACGTTCAAGTTGTCCGTGGAATACTGGCTGAACGTGGCAATCTGGTTGCCGTCGCCGTCCAACACCACACCGTTGTCTACACTCATAATGTTACCGTCACTGACGGCTACATTTCCCTTAACCTTGGTTGAATCGTTCACGATGTCAACCTCTCTCTTGAACTCTGTCATTTTACCAAAAGTTACTTTCATTATTCTTTAAATTTAAACGTTTAAACTAACATATTCTCCTGTTTGCAAACATAAGCAGAATAACATTCTATTTTACGATGCAAAGATAAGAATATTATTTTGTAGTCACAACTTTTTAATGTTAAATAATCTATCCTATTCCATAATAGAATGTTGCACTGTTTGTCTTTCCGCTTGTGTTGTCCATGATACTGATAAATATTCCGACCGCATAGCTACTAAACCCACTAGTTGTATATCTCTTCGCCGTCAAAGGCTTACTGGAAGAATTAACCAAATCCCAATAAGTAATACCACCATAGACAAAGCTATTCATTGTGAGCATCATCTTGTCTGCACTTGAAATCACAGAGGTTGGTGATTGGCTGGAGATGCCAGCTATTGCACCACTACTATTCTTTCCGTAGATGGCAACTTGAACGGAAGTAATTTGTATGCTTCTACTAATATTGCCCTCGCTTTGGTTTGTAAATTTGAACTTAATGCTGTTGATGGTGATGCTACCATTGCTGTCAAACGTAAACGTAAGTGGAGAAATCGCCTGTACCGCTATCTTTGGTGGAACATCGGTTGTTGGAGAAGAACCTGCATTGCCAAGTGTAAACGTGAAGTCCACATCATCAAGGCAATTCGTGCCAGCACCATTCACCACGACATTAGGCAATGCGAACATCTGTGCGGCAGAGTTCTCGTTTCGCAGCTTGAAGTAGAATCTATCCCATGTGAAGCAAGGCAAAATGCTGATTTTCTTTTCCTTGTATAAGCTAAAAACTTGCTCGCTTAGATTGATGCTGATTGAGAAATAGTACTTCGTTCCTGCTACGAACGTTCCGAGGTTGTAAGTTGTCCCATTAACCGTGAACTCAATCTTGTAGGGTGTGGAGTACTTGACGCTTCCTCCCTTAATCTGAGCCAAGGTGTAAGGAGCGGATATAATCTTATAGACATATCCACCCTTGCTTATATAGTTCGTCTCCCCAGAGGTCACGGCTGGCAATCGGAACAACAAGGAAGGATAGATAGACAAGTTTGCGTCCGTCATTACCTCGTAGAAGTTTAACAGCCTGTCTTGGCTCTCACTAGCTATCTGCAAGCCAATGCCAACTTCATCATTTATATAAGCCTTGCCGTTCGTCACACCGAATGTATTTATTCGAAACAACATATTGCTCAATCCGCTGTTAGACCAATCCATCTTGTTTGTGTAATTGCGGAAATCGCCTATGCGGAAAGGGTCGCTTGCACCACCTGCTGGGTGCGTGTACGTAAGAGGTCTGTCTTCGTCAAATATACTATCGCCAACGGTAGAGCCTTTCGTGTATAGCTGTGCGACCGCATACTTGAAAGGCTTGCTTAAACCATAATTGTAGTCCTTCCCTTGCACATATTCATTCTCATCTGTGAACAGCTTGTTGTAGGGAACTGGCTTGTGCTTTGAAAAGGCATTCACGTTTCCACTCTTGCAGAGGGTAGCAAGGTCGTTGCTACTCTCTCCAAGAACACTTTTAACATCGTCTATGC